CGGCTGTCCTCGCTGCCAATGGCGCAGTCCTGGTCAATGACGGGGAAAACGACGTCCCGTGGGCATCCTTTGCCGAGGACGCTCTTGGTGGACCTGTCTGGATTGACCCGGTAGACGTCAAACTCCCCGCAACCGTCCTGTACGTACCGGAGGAATCATGAACGACCACGACGCCATGATTGCGGTCAACTTGGTACTTGACCAGTGGCTTGCGATCAAGTGCACGGCGGTCGTTGCCGTCAAGGAAATAGCCAGGATTAGCGCCATGAACGCAACCGAACACGAGGCAGCGAAATGAGCCGCGGATACTTCGCCATCGGCATCTACCACGGCAAGGCCGAGGTCAATACGGGCACCCTCTGGCGCACCGCGCACCTGTACGACGCCGCATTCATCTTCACCGTTGGACGCCGCTACACCATGCAAGCCTCGGACACGCCGAAGACCAGGTTCCACACGCCCATGTTCCACTTCGACACCGTTGACGACCTCCGCGCACACCTGCCATGGGGTGCCCCGCTCGTCGGTGTTGAGTTGGATCCACGCGCCGTATCGCTCCCGGACTACCAGCACCCGGAACGCGCCGTCTACCTGCTCGGGGCCGAGGATCACGGACTGCCTGCCAACGTTATCGACCAGTGCCACTCACTCGTTACCATCCCGTCCATCCAGCCGCAATCCATGAACGTCGCAGTAGCCGGCTCACTCATGGTCTACGACCGCTTCACGAAGCAGAACGCAAGAGTAGGAGTCGACGCATGACCCGCACCCCCATCCACTTGACTGAGCGTGGCGAGTGGGTCAAGACGATCCTCGAGGCCGTGTTCGCGCTCGTGGTCATCCCCGTATCCGGCGCGGTCATCATCTACTCGCTGAGCACGGTGATGTTCAGATGAGCACCGCCCTCGACCTGGACCTCGCAACGCTCGTGGGGGAACTGGAAGACGTGCCGTGCGAGTCAGCAGGGCACGGGATGGCGTACATGCATGACGGACCCGCTACTCACTACGCCGAGTGGTCTTGCCAAGGTTGCGGCCAGCATTTCCTCAAGGCATATTGCGGGCCGTTCGTAAAGTTCATCCAGACCCCCAATCATGAGATTTGGTGCCCGCGCTGCTTCCACACGCATGATGCACCGAAAACCGTGACCATCCTCGGCCCGGTGAACGGTCGCGCATCATGAGACCCACCCATAACCCTGAGTGCCGCACTGTCCGTGAGTGGGTTGGCCCGTTCCCTGTTGTGACCACCCACCATCACGAGGCCTGCACGAACCGTGTGGACGACGACCCACGCCACTAATTTTTTTGCCCCAAAACTGGTGCTCAAACTACTACAAAATCACACTTCAAATGTGTAGAGTGTTACTACACAACACGCCCCACAAAGAAGGCAGCACAATGACCAACACCACCAGCACCGAAAAACGACAGCCGAAGCACCTCGCCGAAGTCGACGGCGCACCCCTCACCCAAGCCGAAGTCACCAGCGGGTACGTCAACCCCAGCCAGGAACGCATGGCGGCTTGGGAAGCAAAGCAGGCGGCAAGGCGATGAGCGCCGGAGACGTTTACACCTACAACCCGGAGAACCACCACTGCATGGAAGGTCTGGCCGTCGAGAACGAGCGCGGCAGGATCATTGACTGGTTCTGGGGCGGCGATGTTGTCGGCAATCAGGTCATCGACATTATCGACCCCAAGGTGACGGATCTGGAGAAGATCGCCAACCTCAACGACTACGAGCTAACCCCGCGAAATGGCCGTGAGAGCAACGCGGACTACGCGCCCGAAGATCGGCTTGTCCTGACCGCTCAGCACGGACTCCAGCGGACCTACTACATCCGCATCGGAGCCAAGCCGGACCTTGCGACGCAGATCGAGAACGCTGAGTATGCGCTCGAAGAGGCCAAGTCCGAAGCGCGATCCGCTCAGTATCGCGTCGAGAGGGCCAGTGAAGCGCTGGCCAAGCTCAAGGCCACGTCATGACCCCGCACCTCGACACGTGCCGGATCCGCACCGAACAAGTAGCCGGCGAACCCGTCACCTACTCCGAACCAGACCCCGCCTGCCAACACGAGGAGCATGAACAATGAGCACCACGACAAAGAGCAGTCTGGAAGTCTTCGAAAACTTCGAGCAGGGCACGGACGAATGGTTCGCAGCACGATGCGGCATCGTCACCGCCTCCGTCGTCGACACCCTGATCACCACCAAGACGATGAAGCCCGCCGTCAACGACACGTCACGCGCACTCGCCGCGCACCTAGTCGCCGAACGCATCACCGGCTACACCGAACCCACGTTCGTCTCGGCCGACATGGAACGTGGAAACTTCGACGAACCATTCGCCCGAGGCATCTACAGCGAACACTACGCAGAGGTCACCGAAGTAGGCTTCATGATCCTCAACCACTCCGACTACCAACTCGGCTACTCACCCGATGGCTTGGTGGGCGATGACGGTTTGATCGAAATCAAATCCCGCCGCCAGAAGAAGCACCTCCAAACGATCCTGGCCGACGAAGTGCCCGCCGAGAACATGGCGCAAATCCAGTGCGGGCTACTCGTCTCCGGTCGCAAATGGTGCGACTACCTGAGCTACTGCGGCGGCATGCCTATGTGGACCAAGCGGGTGCTACCCGATCAGCGATGGTTCGACGCGATCCACGAAACCGTCACCGCGTTCGAAGAGAACGCCGCCCAAATGATCGCAACCTACAACGCATCCGTTACCGGCCTGCCCATGACGGAACGCATCGAACTATACGCAGATATGGAGTTTTGAGATGGACCTCACCGAGTCAATCGCCCCACGCAGTGACCAGCTCAACGCGGAAGACCTACTCACCGGCCCCCGCACGTTCACCATCGAACAGGTCAACGAGGGATCCGCCGAGCAGCCCGTCAACGTACACCTCGTCGAATTCCCCGGACGCCCCTACAAGCCGTCCAAGACGTGCCGACGACTCCTCGTTGCCGCATGGGGCAAGGACTCATCCGCATATGTTGGCCGACGCCTCACCCTCTACCGCGACCCCGAAGTGACATTCGGACGCGACAAGGTAGGCGGCATTAAAATCAGCCACCTCAGCAATCTCGACAAGCGACTCACCCTCGCGCTCACCGTCACCCGAGGCAAACGCGCCGCCTACATCGTCGACCCACTCCCCGACGCAGCACCGGCGCCCAAGCGCGACTTCCTGGCTGAAGCGGCACTCGCGAACGGCGACGTGGAACTGTTGCGGGCCTTGTGGACTGCAGCCCAAGCAGCCGGCGCACCACAATCCCACCTCAACACCATCAAGGCCCTCGCAACACCGGTAGCGCCTACAGCCCACGCCGACGTGCCTGACGAAGACCCTACCGACCCTGACGAACCGGAAGACGCATGACCCGTACCGCCGCGTCCAAAGCGCGGCGGCGGGCAGCTCGAGTATCACCCACCAAACGCCCCAACTGCCCCACCCCCGCAAAACGCGCCTACGACCCCGACACCACCGAAGCAATCGGACGAGCCGTCCACCGATCCAGGATGAGCGGCCAACCACTCCGTATCTACCTCTGCGAATGCGGAAACCAACACCTCACCTCACGAGTCCAACAAACGAAAGCAGCCTAGACATGGCCGGAAAAGCAACCGTGACCGTCGAACTTCTCGACGGGACAAGCATCACCAAACAGTACGCATGGACAGGCGGAAACCCGCGATTTGAAGCATGGGAGTTCCTAGGCGCATCAAGCCTGGCGTCCAAAGACATCCGAACCGCACTCGCATCCATCTACGGGGATGCCAAAAAGGGAGAGAACTAACCATGGCTGGCGAAACAATCATTAGCGTCATCGGAAACCTAGCCAACGACCCGGAGTTGAAGTTTCAAGCATCCGGAACTGCGGTCGCGAACTTCACCGTGGCGTCGACCCCGAAGACGTTCGACCGCAACAGCAACGAATTCAAGGACGGAGAAACCCTCTTCCTGCGCTGCTCCGTCTGGCGCGAGACTGCCGAAAACGTGGCGGAGTCCCTAACGAAGGGTATGCGCGTCATCGTCTCGGGCCGCTTGAAGAGCCGTTCCTACGAGACCAAGGAAGGCGAGAAGCGCACCGTTATCGAGCTTGAGGTTGACGAGATTGGTCCCAGCCTCCGGTTTGCCAACGCAAAAGTGAACCGAACCCAGCGTTCCGAACCGGCAGCATCCAGCCGAAACGCCCCGAATCAGGGCAATTGGGGCGGCGGGAACACGCAATCCGGCAACAACGTGCCGGGTACGGATCCGTGGGCAAGCCAGCCTGCGAGCAGCGGATGGGGCAATGGCGTAGACGCCAACGCCGCACCCTTCTAGCCATGGGAGACAAAGTGAAGCACAAGCCCCACGCCGGTAAGTGGCGTATCGAGTCCAGCGTGGATGTCGTGACCGGCACCAGGAAATGGAAGGTAACGCCGCCGCGTTGGGTGTACAACCCCAAGGGCAAGCGATCCTTCGACACCTACGACGAAGCCCTCATCCACGTGTGGAACGCGAAGGGCAGGAGAGTCATCGTCATGCCCTCCAAAACGAAGGTAGGCCAATTCTTCTGGTCACACCCCGAAGGCGAATCCGGTTGGGAAAACGACCACCACGCAGCCGTCACCAAAGCCCTCGGAATCGACGCCTGATGCCCAGACTCACACCAGACGGCCCCTCCATCTACCCCAACTGCGGCACCAAAACCGGGTACGACAGGCACGGACGCGACCGAACCCCACGATGCCGCAAATGCAAAGACGCCGCCGCACGCGACCTCAAAAAATGGAGGCACGAAACCGGCCGCAACAAAGCCCGACTCATCGCAGACCACATCATCCACAAACACGGAATCAAGGTGAACAACTAGTGGCCATCCAACTCCACGCCGCCCCAACGTACACGGCCACCATCCCACGCCCCACCGGAACCAAACAGGACTACCGGGCCTGCCAACGCTGCGGCATCACCTTCCCCCTCAACTCCCGCTCACACGCAACCCGCCAAACCCACTGCCGCGACTGCCGAACCTTCGCCAGGAGAGACGCATGACGTACAAATACCAAGGCAACCCCCTACTCGCCGCACGCCAAGCCCACGCCGAAGAACTCGAACGCAACCAAAAACTCACCGAACTACTCGCCGAAGCACGCCAAACCATCCGCCAACTCCGCGCCGACAAAATCAGGCTCCAAGCCCGCAACGCCAACCTCAAAAAATACCGGCCCCACGCACCACACGAACTCGCCGCACCCATAGACGAAGCCGAAGCAAGACTCCGAGCCGCAGTAACCGAAGTCGCAAGCTGGCGCCGCAAAAGGAGAGCCGCGTGAGTTGCGCATGATCCCCGACTCTTACGCGGCCATGCGCCTGACCAACGCCTCCCGCCGTGTCCGTGTCCTCGAGCACCGCCTCGCCGTATCCATCCCCGCCACCTACAACCAGACACTCACCGACCTCGCACACGCACGGGCCAAAGAAGCCTACTGGGAAGAAAGAGCGGGTGTTTAGTCACTCATGACCCGCAAGAAAGACGGCAGATCGTACATCACTGTTCATGACGCAATCCTGGACAACCCGAAGATCGAGCCGATCAGTGACGCCGCGTTCCGGCACATCATCGGTCTGTGGGGGTACTGCAACCGGCACCGCACGGACGGGATGATCTACGCCGAACGCGCCAAAGCCAAAGGCCCCAAAGTCTTACGGGAACTCACCACCGAATACCTACCCGGACGCGGCCCACTCCTCGAGCTGCAACCTGACGGGCGCTACTACTGCCACGACTACCTAGAGCACCAGTGGTCAAAGGAAGAGATAGAGAAGCGTGCGGCAGTGAAAGCGGCCAACGGGGCAAAGGGTGGAAGGCCCCGCAAAGAAACCCAAACGGAAACCTAAACAAAACCTAATAGGTAACCGAGTAGCTAAGCAGATGCCAAAGCTAAACGGAACCTAAAAAAAAGCACCTAGTACCTGTTACCTATTACCTCTTCTACTCACCTAAGTGAGTACCTCCAGTTTTTGCTTCAAGAAGCTTTTAAAACGGGGATGAAAAAGTTTCCATCCAATCGTCACCTAAGTTACGCCCGAGGCCTGCAACGGCTGGATGGATGAAAGGACAAGTTGTGATCACCGAGAAGCAGGCGACGATGATCGCCCACGTACTCCACGAAATCCGGCCAGCATGGGGAATCGACGGGACACGGAAGGTGCTCGAGAAGAACCTGGACCACCCGGCCAGCTTCGGGGACATGCTCTCAGCCGCCGTGACCGCGGCACTTGACCTGGACACGCAAACACCGGGGCGGATCTTTCAGATTCCAACTCATTGGCCGGTGAAGGCGAAGGCTCGTTTGCCGAAACCGTCACCCTGTGCGGATCACATCGGGCAGGACGCGCACACTTGCCGCTCGTGCTGGGCTGACATTAAGGCGGGGATAAGACCCGAGGCCGCATTGGGCAGACACTACCAATCGATCGAAGAAGCGCTAGGAGCGCCGCTGAGCGAACAACTCGGCTCGGACGGGTGAATACGCCTACCACCCTATTTTCTCAGCGCTAGATGGTCTACAGCACCCAAAGAAGACATTCCAGCTACCAACCCACAACACCGGGAGTATCACATGACAAGAACCAGGGCCACCGCCAAGCAAGCCGGAACATCCTTCGAGAGGCTTGTTGCTGACGGACTCGCGGACGGCTTGGGCAACCCGGACATCGACCGCGCACCCCGCAAAGGCAGCAAGGACATCGGAGACGTAGCCAACGTCAGGCACCTGAACGGCGAACGCATCGCGGTGGAATCCAAGGACTATGGCGGACGGTTGAACCCCGCCGAATGGACTCGTGAAGCTGCGACCGAAGCGGACAACTACGGGGCACTATGCGGGGTGGTTGTTGCCAAGCGCAGGGGCACTCGGAAGTTCGAGGACCAGTGGGTGATCATGACAGCCGGCGACCTTGTGAAACTCATACGTGGCTGCTAATGAGAATCGTTAGCATTAGGTCGGAAGAAACCTCATGAGCCGCGCCCCGAAAACACTTCCGCCCTGCCGCGTCTTGTGTCACACTGGGAACACCATAAAACAACACTTCAAACACCAACTGGGGGAAATGATGACTAAGCTCGCTCAACTTATCCGGCTCGTTGAAGGTCTCGACGCGACCGGCCCGGACCACCTCGCCGTCAAAGAGGTCAAGCAACTCGCGAAGGAACTCGAGGCCCAGTCATGAGCGTCCCCGTGACCCCTGACCGTCCCCTGGATCCGCGTCTTGCCGGCCTCCCGGACGTGACGGCCCGGAAACTCAACCAACTCCCGCCAGCATGGCTCGACCAACTACTCGAAGGAACCAAATGAGCGAGAACGAAAAGATGTCGCAGGATGTCCATGAGCTTGGCGAGGATGGCGACGCGTGGATTGTGAGCCCGTCCGAGGGTTGGGGCGGTGGTAGCGAGAACGACGCTCGCTGGGCTGTTGTCGAGTGGCTGCATCAGTGCGTAGGTGACGACGCTGATGCGTTCGGGTGTCACGTCGCGGAACTGATCGACGCCCCGGCAACACATCATGGCCACTGGGCGTGGCATACCCACGAGATGTATGACGATGCGCTGCTCATCCGCCTTGAAAACGACCATGCCGACATCGAGACGTTCACTGGCTGGCTGTTCTCCCGCTGCATCCCGCCCATCCAGTCCGTGGAGGAATACTTCAAAGCCGCGCACGGAGACCCAGCGTGACCGACGTAACCACCCTGCTCGCCGGGATCAAGACGCAGAGTAGGGGACAGGCGGACGAGGTCCAGTACGCCCTCGCAGTGGCCGTTGAAGGGGTGCTCGAAATAGCCCGTCGCGCCGAGACGCCCGAGGAGTCAGCATTCACGGGACCAAAGGGCAGCATCAGCGAGTGGGAGCGCGGGTTCAACGAAGGCAAGGAAGCCGTTGCGGAAGGCATTCGTGCCGCCGTGCTTGCCGCGCTCGGGGGTGGGGAATGAGCATCCTCACCATGGCTTGCCGCCTTGCCGAGCATGACGACTGTGTAGGCCACATCTATCTCGGATCGATCTTCGGTAAACCAACCAATTGCCAGTGCGAATGCCACGCCACGAAAGGAACACCATGAGCCGCGAAGAAGCCGTGGTTGAAGTATTCCGGGAGTATTCCTCGGAATGGAACAACAGCGAAGAGGCGGCAGTCGATGTGCTCGCCGCCGCTGATGCCCATGACGCCGCCCACAGCATCCACCGCCTGGAACTGACGGACGCCACCGTGGAACGGGCGGCACGGGTCATTGACTCGCAAGCGTGGCAGGACAGTTGGATTGAGTTCAACCCCGAGGGATGCAAGCGGGCGAGGGAAGCGGCCCGCACCAAGGCCCGCGCTGTTCTGGCGGCTGCTGTGGAGGCGGGGCAATGAGCGTGATTGTTCGCCGTAAGGCACGTAAGGCCCATCGATGTGACAGTTGCAGGTCAATCATCGAGGCCGGGGAGGCGTACCTGACCCACACCGCCTTGGCTGGCGATGACTACTACCACGACGCCTTGGACCGGGACACGCTGAAACCCGCCAACTGTCCCATCCGATTGAAGGAATGCGCTGATTGCGCCACACGCTACAGGCGCGCTGAACTGCTAGGAGCCGCCGAGTGAGCGCGTCAATGGCCGAGGTTGTGGCTGAGCACCGGTATATGTACGGCAAGTCTTTCAGCGCGGGCCGCGTCGAAGTCTGCGCTTGCGGCTGGGAGACAGGGAAAACCATGATGGCAAAAGAGCGTGGGAAGGAATTCGCCGCCCATCAGGAAGCCATGTTGGCCGCGAACGGTTACGGGAAGCTCCCGGAGTCAGTCGCGGAGTGGGCCTCGGCGTTCCGGGCTACTGGGGCGAGGTACAACTATCACCGCACGCAGGCCGAGGCGGAGGATTTCGTCAAGTCAATGAACGAAGTAGACGCGGACATGGTTGTAATTACGCGCCAGCACACGCCTGCTACCAGCACGGAATGGAGACCCCAGTGACCCCTGAGGAGCGCTTGAAGAAGGCCTTGCACCAGCTCGACGTGGATTGGGGTAACGGAACATTCAACTACGCCAAGGTCAGGGCCATCCTGGCCGGCGAGAGACACGAGGACCAGACATGAGCAGTGAAGTAGTGACGGTCGAGTCTCGGCCGAACGGGTGGGATGCGTACATGATCAACGGCGAGCATTATCCGGTACGCGAGGATGACACGGTTGAGGGATTCCTGAAGTACTCGAGGCATTATGCGCTGCTCGCCAAGTACCTGGATTCGCCCGAGCAGAAGGAGCATCGCCGACTGAAGGCAGCGCGGGCCGAGATAGCTAAGCGCTACGGCCTTGACGCCCAGAACGGTTATCAGATGACCCCCACCATCCGCACGATGATCGAGGACATTCTGAAGCTTGAGGAGGCCGCAAAGTGACCCTCGAAGCAGCCGTAGCTCACCTAGCCGCGATGGAGGCGCAGCGTGCCCGTGCCCTTGAGTTGGTGCGTGTGGTGGCTGAGACGCATGAGCAGGCGTTGGGCGCGTACAACGAGGCAGCCAAGCAGATGCAGGCCGCGTTGGAAGCGGCGATCCTGGCCGCGAACCCCGAATCGCGTGTCGTGAAAAGGCCGGCAGTGTTGGCGGACGAGTTACGCGACCTTGATGATGTGGGCGGGCACTAATCGTGCTGAAAGTGTGGCTTTCTGGTGCTGGAAGTACTAATATAGCGGCATGAAAAACACCACCCGCACGGATGAACCGCGATGACCCACGTCAAACTCCCCGCAGGATACGAGGACTGGGTTGAGGTATCGCCTGAGCCTATGGGTGAATGCGTGAAGGTGGAAGTCATCCACTGGTCACCAATGATCGGCGGCGGACGCGGCGGCATGCCAATCGAAAAGATCCGCTACTTCGTCCCACCCACGCCGAAGCCAGTACTACCTGACGTGAAGCCGGGGGCCGTGCTGAGCTACACGGACAAGCAGGGGCGCAGGGTCCGCGCCGTGTATCCATCGTCGCGTCTTTGGAACGTCTACAACCAGCCCCACACTCCCCTCAACACGGCCTGCCACATGATGGTCATGAGTGAGTCCCAGATCCTGGCCGACGTAAACGCTGACGGTTTCACGGTGGAGTTGGAGGGGCTGTGACCATTGAACTGACCAGAGAGCAGCGTGAAGCTGCCATGCGCGAGCTTGAGAACTACCTAGGTGCGGGCCTCTCACCAAAGCCGGCACTGTCTCGCGTGTTCTTCGGTGGAGCAGTTGATGCCATGGTCTACGCGATCAACGACCCGAGCTGGACAATCGCATGACCCACATCCCTGAGTCGCGACGGTGCAAACGCGGGTGCTGCTGGAACAACTTCGGCACCTGCGGCCTGTCCTACGTGTGCCGCTGCCACGCGACCACGACCGGCGTCCACGCGGCACGACTCAGGTTGGAAGATCTCTTGGACGCTTTGGGGGACGAATGACGGGCCGCGTTGATCCGATTCAAGTTGCGCGCTGGTTCCGCGTCCCTTACCGCGTCGTCATTGGGTGCATCAATAAGCCCCTGATCCACAAGGGTAGGAAGCCATGACCGGCCCCATGTATGACAACGAGCGTATGCAGGAGTTGGCTGAGGATAACGGCTACCTCAAGTCGAAGCTGCGTGCCGCCGAGACGACCGCTGCGGACCTTGCCGTGAAGATGGAATGGTCGCCGGCCATGTGGGATCGAGAGCTTACGGGCATGAAGAAGCTTTATGAATTCGAGTGCTCTGCGCGTCGGCGGATCCAGCGCGAACTGGACGAGACGAAGGCTGCCCTCGAGGACGCGTTGCATGATGCTAAGCGTTGGCGTGCGATTGCGGGTGCGCCGGAATGACCTGCCCCATAGACTCCCGCCCGCTGACCAATAATGCGACGATCTGCGGCACGTGTGAGGATGCCTTGTCCCGCGCTTTGGGTGACCTGGATGCGCTCCTGGATGATCTGGACATGACATTGACCCGGCAGTCCCGTAAGCGCCCGTCACGCGGGAATGGGGCCAGTGATGGTCCGCCGTTGCCGTTTGATGAGCGGGCCAGTGAGGCGGCACGGGATTTGCGGACGCTGCTGAAGGACTGGGTTTCGTTGGTGGCTGAGGGGTTGTGTGATGAGGGCCGGTTCGTGCAGTTGCCGATGCCAGCGACCGCGAAGAGTCTCTCAAGCTGGTTGATGAATCACACCCGATGGTTGGCTCAGCATGAGACCGGCCCGGACGCGTACTCCGAGATTGTCGCAGCGGTGAACAATATCCGCCGCACCATCGACATCGCCCCCGACGTCAGATTCATCGGACCCTGCGGCAGTGAGGTCGAGGGAGTCACGTGCACCGAAACGTTGTACGCGATTGAAGGCTCCGAGACTGTTCGTTGCCGCACCTGCGCCACCACCTGGAACATCCCCGAACGCAACCTTGGCATCCTCGCCCAAGCCGAGCACGTCGCGCAAACCATCACCGTCCTCACCCGGTCCTTCGCCCTCCAAGGGATTGCGCTCGACACGGACAGGCTCGGCAAATGGGCGGCGAGAGGCTACCTGAAACCAGCCGGCGTCGGCCCCCGCAAACGCCCCACCTACATTGTTGCCCACGTCGCCCGACTCGTCACCCTTTATGAGACAGGGCAGAAACTCACCGCATGGCCCGAACAAGAACAGGAAACCGCATGACCATCGAATTTACCGCTTGGCCCAAGACCCCGCGCCTCATGCGGAACATCACCATCACCGAGAAGATCGACGGGACGAATGCCGCAATCGGTATCGTGAAGGTTGACCCTGAAGACCCCAAGGAAGAACCGATCATTGATCACGTCAACCTCGATGGGGAGATGTTCGGCATCTACGCACAGTCCCGCACAAGGCTGATAAAGCCCGGCAAATCCACTGACAACTACGGCTTCGCCGTATGGGTCGCCACGCACGCCGCCGAACTCGTAGACCTCCTTGGTGAGGGCCTGCACTTCGGCGAATGGTGGGGCAATGGCATCCAGCGCAACTACGGCATGACTGAGAAGTGGTTCAGCCTGTTCAACACGGACCGCTACCACGGATTCGAGGAACGCACCGGCCTGAACATCACCGCCGTCCCCGTCCTCTACCAAGGCCCGAACGACACGCACTCCATTGAGGACGCCCTCAATCGACTGCGCACCGAGGGCTCCGTGGCCGCACCTGGCTTCATGAACCCGGAAGGGATCTGCGTGTACCAGTCCGCGTCCCGCACCGTCTCCAAAGTGACCCTTGACAAGAACGACGCAGGAAAGTGGGAATCCGCAGCATGAGCATCGACTATGGCACCGCCCCCCGCCCGACACCCGTCCTGTGCGGCACGGAACGCGACTACCTGCTCTACCGTCTCAACCAGCAACACCAGCACCGCACAGACCCCGGCATGGCCGACTACGTTAGCGTGCGCAAAACCGGAATGTGGGAGGTGGAGGCATGAGCACGACGATCTATCTTGACGTTGATGGCGTGCTCAATGCCGTCTCCAAGCGGCGCCCGTCATTCAAGGTGACCGGCTGGGGTTTGTGGGGAACGAAGCAGGTCAATGGTTGGCCGATCCAGTACTCACCCGACATGCTCGACCATCTGAATGAGTTGGCCGACCGTGACGACGTGACGTTCAAATGGCTCACCACCTGGACTAACGATGCGGCCAAGATCCTCTCGCCCGCCATCGGCATCCACGGCGAGGACTGGGACGTGCTTGACGGCGACCAGCACGCATGGGGCGGCGCTCGTGGATGGTGGAAGCTCGAAGCGATCCGTGCCGACGTCGAAGCCGCTAAGCCTGAGCGGTTCATCTGGATTGACGATGACCTGTCCATGGAAAGCCGCGCCCTCGAATGGCTCGCCACCCGCGACGAAGGCTTGGGCGTTAGTCCGTTCTGCTCGGAAGGGCTCAGGCGAGAAGACCTTGACGCCATCCGCGCATTCGTCGGAGTGGAGGTAGCGCAATGACTGACTGGCACCTGACCCTCACTGGTGGTCCGCGGAACAATGACCGGATCACGACGTCTGATCTGCTCCCGTTCATGGTGTTCACGACGGGCAACCCTGACGGCACCACAACAGACCACTACTACGGGCCGACCAGCGTCGACCCGGAAGCGCACACGGCTGTGTATGAGCCTGTTGACGGGCCGGAAAGTGCGTTGGCTGCGGTGTGGGAGCGAGGGTATCAGGATGGACTCCGCGACGGGGATGCCATCACCCCCTACCACGACAACCCCTACCGGAGGCAAGCATGAGTGCCGTTTCGAAGCGCACCAAGCACACCATCCGGCACGAGTACTTCATCCCGTCCCCGGCGTGCTGGACCGACGTTCAGAAGGCCATGAAGTGGGCCGCTGAGGATCGCACCGAGCGCGGGTTGTCCAATGACTGGGATGACATTATCCGCGTCGAAGGCAACGAGGAAACCGTGGTTGTCTATTGGGAGGATGATGCCAAGTGACCTACGCAACCCTGTCCAAGCAGGTCGGCATCCTCTTCCGTGCGGCCCGCTACGGCTGGGACATTGAGCCGACGTACCGTAAGTGGTTGCAGGAGCGGGTGTTGGATCAGCTCACCGTCGCCGGGTTGCAGTCCGATGATGCGCTCGACCAGTACCGCGACCACCTCGCCTTCGACTACCGCCTCGACGCCACCGAAGCGCAACGGTTCGTGTACTGGTGGGGACACGTCGTGGACAAGGGGTTCGACGCTGGGAACCCGCTGGCCAATTTGCACAGGGGGAAGGTGGGAGTTAAGTGAGTGTTGAGCGATTGCGGAGCGACTTGGCTTACGCGGACAGATACCGCAAACGTGCCAGCGCCCTTGATGGCCTCGGGATGCTGCTCGAATGCGAAACGCCGGGAACGGGCAGCGAGGTATCCGTGAAGGGTGGCCGATGGTTCAGGCGGTTCAAGAGTGGCAGTCCGGCCGACCGAGAGAAACGCGAAATCATCCTGTCCAACGACGAACGCCGGGAGTTCGCGGACTGGTGCAAGGAACGAGCCTCAAAGTTGCGTAAGCAGGCCAATGACATTGAGACTCGGCTGACGAACGGGGATACCAAGTGAGCGTCCACGCAATTACGCTGCCCAAGCTCGACATCGCCCCTTACCTGATCGCCAAAGACCCGTACAACATGTACCAGCCCAATCCTGGACTATGGGGCATCCCCATCCGGAAAGAGTGGGGAGTTCATGACAAGCCGGTCCTCAAAGTGGTGGACGGTGACAAGTTCGTCGGCTACATCATGAAAGCCGACGTCGACGCCCTACCCACGCAGGCCGACATCGAACGCGCCGTGAACGGCTGGGAAGCGCTCATGAAAAGGACCACCAAGTGAGTGAGGTTTGGCATGTCTACGCAACCAGTGAGCACGGTCGGAGTGGACTACTAGCCCCCGGTGTGCGTGCCAAACGATACGGGCAGGCGATCACCGGCAGGCCATGTGTGGCAGCATACCTTCACGATCCGCCCCGGAACGCGCAGGATGTCGCATGGATCGCATCCTACCTACCCATGTACATGGCGCCCGGAGCCAAGATCCACCACATCTACACCCACTATTCAGATTCGGGGCAGGAAAAGTGAGTAGCACCCCTCGCATCAAGGACGTTCCCGAGTGGATCAAAGCGCACGAGAACACCACTTCCGGATGGGCGTTGGCGAAGTTCCCGAACACTGACAGGTTGCTTGCCGCGCAGGAGTGGGCGTGCGACGAGATTGAGGACTGCGGCTGGCTGAGCGAAGCGTGCGCCGACGAACTGCAGTTGGCCGCATGGGAACAGGACCACCCGCATGACTGAGCCCTATGAGCCGCTAGTGTACTTCAACTGCGACGATTACGACTGCTGCATGGATGGCTCGCCTCGGGTGATCTGCCGCCACTGCAAGGACGAGTGGCCGTGCCCTGATTACGAGGCTGCCCACACGCTGCCGCAGGTGAACGCGCAGAAGCGTTGGGTGGTGCGCGTTCGGCACCGTACCGAGTACGCGAACATCATTGAGTACTGCTACCAGAAAGACGGCATCCAGCCGGTGAGCGCATGAGTGACTGTGAGCGTTGCGGCCAGGAGCATGGCCCATGTTCGGCGCACTCGAAGCAGAAGGGTGGCCCGTGCGGGTCGACGGATGTTGTGCCGGGAGCGACGGTCTGTAAAAGCCACGGAGGCCAAAGCCCGCAAGCGTTGCGTGCCGCGCAGGACCGTGAGAACCGGCGCATCATGACGGAACTGTACGAAGCCGACCCGCAAGCCGCGATAGCCGCTTATGGGACCGAGGCTATTGCTGACCCGTTGGACATGTTGAGCCGGCTTACGGCTGCTGCGGCGCACACCATGGAGGCCATGGGTAAACGTGTCAATGACCTCAGTGAAATCCGCTACGAGAATGACAAGGGCGGCGAGCAGATCCGCGGCGAAGTCAAGCTCTACATGCAGGCCATGGCGCAGACAGGCAAGTTCCTGGACATGCTCATCAAGTCCGGATTTGAAGAACGCAAAATTCGTCTCGATGAGCAAACCGCCACCATGTTCGTGACGGCCATGCAACAAGTCTGCGCACGACTGCAACTCACGCCGGAGCAGACGGTGCTCGTCGGGACCGTTGTGCCGGATGTTCTTCGCGGGCTGGATAGTGCTTGAAGTGTCAGGAAATGGTGCTGAGGGTGTTGACTTAAGTGTCATGACATAGGTAGTCTTTAGCTATCGGAACAATCCGAAGACGGAAGGCAAGACAATGAGTGCAGGAACCGAGTTCTCGAAGATGGTCCGCAAGAACTTCGGAATGAGCGCCCGCACTCGCAACTACCGCGACGGATTCAGCATGAAGGACTCAATCCTCGACGCCATTGCCAACTCGAACAACTACCCCGGCTACTACAGCGAAGCGAAATCGGCCATATTCCACACGGCCTACCCGATCATGAACGCCATCATCAAGCACGTGAAGGGTGGCCGAATCGACCCAATGGTTGCCTACCAGATCGAAATGATGAGCCCCTGGCAGTACGCCGGGTTCCTCGGAGAAATGATCGACGCCGGAATCACCAACAATGGAGAAGCCGAAATCTACTTCCAGAACATGCGCCACGCGGCGGTGGCAGCTTGAACACCCCCCGCCGCACCGTCCGCATCGACTCCCTATGGGAGGAAGCGCAGGGCGCAGCAAGTGAGCGCGGCGAGAACCTGTCCGACGTCATCCGGGAAGCACTCAGGCAATACGTCAACAACCACCTCGAAGAAAAGCGTGAACCCATGACCAACTACACCATCACCAGCGAGGCCATCGACGAAGCCGCCGAAGCTATCCGTGTCGGCATTGACCGGAGGAGTATCTGGGATCTTGCTAAGGCTGCTGTCGAGGCAGCGGCACCATTCCTGAGGGCGCAGGCGCTGGAGGAGGCGGCGGACGAGCAGGCGCGGCGGTCCGAGACCTTCATGAAAACCATGCAGAACATGGTCGGAAACCCCGAATACGGCCACGAAGACATCATCCGATACGGGGCATTCTCGGCAGAAGCCAACTCGACGGCCTACCGCCTCCGCACTCGCGCCACCACGGAAGTGGCATCATGACCCGCTCTCTAACCTCCATCCTCTTCCGCGCCGCCCGACTCTCCGCTGATGGGCGTGCGATCCGGAAGGGGCCGGCTGCTGTGGGGAAACGGCTGGTACGGAAACAGGTTTACAAAAGGACGAACGGGTTACTGGCGGCGCTGCTGAGGGGGCTGCTGAAGTGAGCCTGGATGATCACGTACTGAACCACCTGTACAAGCTCCTGTGGGACGGCGAATTCATCTGCGGTTGCGGCGACCCTGACGCGGCCTATAAGCTTGTCTGGCGGGTGGTCAAGCACTTCGACGACGAGAGTAAGCACACCGACGCTCAACTTGCAGCCGTTGGTGGTGACCGGATCGACGCCATTCTGGGCATCGGCTCGCGATGGATTCCATTCGAGCCCTCACTCACGGACATGCTCCCGGACTCCGGGATACGGCAGATCATTGTCGGCGCTGTAGACGGTCTGGGATTGATTGAGCACGGGTCAAGCTACTACAGCTCATGGGTCACCAAGAAGGGCAAATGGTTCCTGTGGGCTGTTGAGAGCATCGGCGGCATTGACGGGATCGACGAAAAACTCGACATGGTCGGATTCCCGCAACACGGCGGCGACTGGAAGAACCCCATGCCCTGCACGGATGAGTGCTGGAAGATTCCAACATCCCCGGCACCAATTAGTGGTGTTCAAAGTGTTGACACTTTAGGGCGTGGCGAGTAATCTGTGATAGCAGTGAGGTTCAAAAAGGCTGAGACCCCTTAGGAATCGCACCCACCACAACTGAATACGTCGGAGCATGAGCCGACACGGAAAACCCCGCACACCCCCCTGATGCGGGGTTTTCTTATGCCCGGACAACCCCACGCCGCTGAAAGGTAGTGCCGCATGGCGACATGTAAGTACGCCCAAGCCGTGGCGGATCTGGATGAAACCGAGCTTGATCAGCTTGAAGCTATCGGCTCCGGAAGTGGCAAGGCCCGGTTCCTGAACATCGGCGCTACCGTCACCAAGGAGCACTTGAGGGGCGCTTGCTTCTGTGCAAAGCCCGAACCTGTTGCGCCCGAGCCTGAACTGTCGGCCGGCAAGCTTGAGCTAACCCCTGAGGGTGGTTCGTTCTCCGGCATTGAAGTGACGGAGCCGATCCGTGGTGACTGGTCCGCCGTGTTTGAACGGTTCAACCTGGACCCTACAGAGTTCGCCATCGCCGACGATACGGTGCGGATGTCCTCGTGGCAGACGTCGAAGCGTACGGAGTCCGGCGACCGTGACGTTATCTGGCTCTACTCTTACAGTGCCCGTTTCGTGCGGAAGACCGCAGAGTCCCGCATTGACCTGCCCGCCCTGTACGCCGCAGCGAAGACCGCGACACCCGCGCCCCGACGTAGGAGTGGCACCCGCGCAACCGCCATCGTGTGGGCTGACCCGCAGATCGGCAAGACCGGATCCCGCGGCGGCACACCCGAACTCATCGAACGCTCCACGGTTATCCGTAAGAAACTGGATGACCTTCTGACGGATCGCGCCCCATCCCAGATCCTTTTGGCTGACGCTGGTGACGGCATCGAGGGCTTCGAGTCCGGTGGCAACCCGATGTTCACCAACGACCTTTCCCTCAGCGGCCAACTTGACCTATACGGCACCGAACTGTTCGAGTACATCAACCTCGCCCATGGTCACGCGCCCGTCACCGTCGCCGGCATCCCCAGCAACCATGCCGCTTGGCGGTGCGGTAAGCAGCAACTGGGGCGTCCCGGAGACGACCTCGGACTGTTCATGCATAAGCAAGTGCAGCGCGTCACCGAAGCGGCCCGCATGGACGTCACGTGGGTGCAGTCCACCGAGCATGACGAGTCCACCGCCGTTGACTTCCACGGCACCACCATCGGCCTCGTGCACGGCAACCAGTTCGGACCAGGGCAAGCCATCACGTGGTGGCAGAAGCAAGCCTTTGGTGCGCAGGCTGCCGCGAACGCTGACGTGCTGATCACCGGCCACTACCACTCATTCGGTGCCGGTGTCGCTGGCCGCAACCCGTCCACTGGTCGTCAACGCTGGTGGCTTGGTGCTCCCACGCTGGACAACGGTTCCGACTGGTTCCGGCAAACACAAGGCCGCGACAGTGACCCCGGCCTCATGGTCTTTGACGTCACCGAAGACGGCTTCGACCTCTCCTCACTCACCATCCTCACCGCCCTATAACCAATACCGCCAATAACCGCCCAAGGTTATTTGACAACCACAAGGAGCACCACCCATGGCAATACGAGTAAACACGCACAGCCCGCTCGGCAGCGACCGATTCAATGCCGCGACCGGCTGGCACGTCGATGACAATGGCTACCTGCACGTCATCGAAGCCGGCAAGGGCAACCTCGCCACCTTCCATCCCGGCGCATGGCAATCGGTCGAACGCGTTGAAGAGACTGGCGGCAAGGCGCAGTCAATCAATATTTCAACCCCCGCATCCTCCTCCGCTATTGCTGGCGAGTTGGCTCATCACCTGCAAACCAAGTGACCCGCCCCCTGTTCTATCACCGTCCGCGTCGTTGGCTTAGGACGTGGGGCGTTCGTAAGCTGCGCGAGTAGGGCTAACGCATCCTTCGGGAGAAGACCCTGCACCGCTGGACCCCGGCCCGCTAGCAGGACCGGGGCCTGGCAATTAGTGTCCTAAGCAATGGCCGAAACAACTGCTAGTCGGGTGGAAACGTCCACGGAACGTTGAAACCCGGCACACATGCCCCGCTGACTTGCTAGCCGAGTGATCGGCGATGTCGGTTCAAATCCGACTGGGGAACCATGACTTGTAGCTCAATCGGTAGAGCGCGGAGCTGTTAACTCTGAGGTTTCAGGTTCGAATCCTGATAGGTCAGCGATCTGTAAACTTCCGGCCCGTTTCTTTACACATCGGCCCGGAAGTGCAAACAAGCTTGGCATGTTGAACGCCCGCTTGGCGCCCGTAATAGCGCGAACCTCTTCCTGCCGCCTGTCGGATTGGTGGGAGCATTCCCCGGCGAAGGTCGGGGCGCAGTCGGCAAACCTGACGTGAACAAAGGCCACAGACTTCCTGCATGGAGGTCGCCGGTTGGTACTAGGGCAAGTTTCCTAAACGTGCAGCCAAACAGCAAGGCAGGTGACGCAGCATAAAGGAGGCCGGGGGACACTCTGGCCCGCTGCTGAGAACTGAGCCGCTGGCGACCTAAGAACGAGGCGACGCTACGCGCCTACTCCATGCAGGTTCAAACGTCCCGCCCAAGAGTGAGCTACCGCCGTCTAGGTAGACCCCAAGCGCGGCGAATATGCCGAATCTAAAGCCCCATGTCTACGGCAAGCACAAAAGACAGGGCACCTTTTCCCGCCCCTTTGGAGGTTGCCGTGTCCGCGTTGAATCCCATGTGTGTTTGCGGCACCACCAAGGATGTCATTCACGGCATCTCGGTCTGCAATCACTGCGATGACGTGAGTTGCAAGGGCATCACATCCGGCTGCCCCCAGTGCGCCAAATACAACGCCGTCACCAACTACCGCGCCACCAAAGAATACGCACGAGAGAAGAACCATGGCTGAGCTCAAACCCTTCACGATCAACGTCACGGCGACTCTCAAGATCGGCGAAATGGAGACGCATAAGACCATCAAGGTCACACTGCCAGTCTCCATGAAGTTCGACAGCAAGCGCGAAAGTACTGCCATAATCTCCGTTGACCAGAGCGGATTCCTGCGGCACATCGAAGCGCTGACGGATTGGTTCGAAGATTTCCCCGCCGAGCCCTCAGATGGCTGACACGCGCCGCAGTTCCATGGGACGTCAAGCCATTGACGGCTGGCAGGAGCAGGACGCCTACACGCCTTGGCGGAAGCTCTACTGCTACCTGCAACGCGCCGGGGCTGTGAAGTCCATCAAGCGCGGCACGCACCGCCGAATGCGCCGAGAAGCCCTTGCCGAGATACGTCGGGAGATGCCATGACGGACATGACCGGTCAAATCGGCCTGCGTCGCTTCGGGACTTCTCTGATTGCCAAGGGTATCGAGTGGTGCACGGACTCGCATACGCACCACGTCGTCACAGCCGTTTCCCCCACGATGTGCGTGTCTGCTGAGCCGGGTGGTGTGCGTTACCGGGCGATCAGCGACTACCCGCATTTGGATTGGTCCGCGTTCGAGTTGACCCGTGCGCAGAAGCAGTTGATCATCAACGCCGCCCACGAGTACGTCACAGCCCCCACGCCTTACAACCTGGCTATCTACCCGCCGCTCCTGTTCCAGAAACTCACCGGTCACAAGGTAGACGGCTGGGTCGCTGAATGGCTGTCCAAACGGCCTAATGAGAACTGTTCGCAATTGAGTGGGGATATCTACACCAAAGCGGGCATCCACCTCTTCGAAGACATCACTGAACTCATAACGCCCGGAGACTTTGAGCGGCTATTCGTCAGGCTCGGCTTCCCACTCGCACCCCAACCGAAGGCATATCCCCATGCTGCATGACATCAAGATCACCTCAGACCCGACGCGCCCGAACTCCGAAGCGCTGCACATCGACGGCGAACAGTACCCCAACGCAACCGCTGTCAAGTTCGAGGTGAAGGCTGACAGGTTCGCGCTCACGTCCATCGAATTCCTCAGTCAGGCATTCAGCTTCGAAGGCAAGTCCGTCATTAGCGTCACCGACGAAACCGCCGCGCTGCTCGCCAAGCTCGGCTGGACCGCGCCGGAAGCGGCATAACCATGGCCATCAACGACCTGCCGCCCGTCACCATGAAGATCCAAGCCGACGCCACCGAATTCCACGAAACGATCATCGGCGTCAAGAAGGCCCTCGCAAGCTTCCGACCCAGCGACTACCAGATCAGGCTCGACGCGCTCAAGCTCACGGTCCAGATGGCAATGGCCATCGACCTGGAAACCGGCGAACACTTCGCCGAGTGGCAGGACTGCTTCGAGAACTCACTCAGGTCCGCGCTCGAGTCTTAGCACCCCCAACTCAATAGCTGAAAGGCGGCAAGGAGGTCCGGTTGAGCAACTGGATGCACCTTGCCGCGAAAGCGTTTGAGCCCAGCCCGGAGCCACGATTCGCCACCCCCGGCGACCTCGCCCACTTCCTCACCCCAAAGAGCGTCCAGACCCCCGCGTTTGACCTCATCGACCAAATCCTCGTCGATGCATACTCCAAGCCCGACTCGCGCACGATGATCTTCCTGGCGCCCCAGGAGGGAAAATCTACCCGAGTAGCCGAGGTGTTCCCCGTCTGGGCACTCGCGCAAAACCCTGACACCCGCATCGTCATGGCCTCATACGCCATGTCCCTCGCCCGCCGCAATGGCCGATTCATCCGCAACCACATCGAAACACACGGCAAAGACCTTGGCATCAAGGTCCGCTCCGACGTCTCAGCTCAGAATGAGTGGCAGCTAGACGGCCACGCGGGCGGACTCTTCGCGGTCGGTATCGGTGGTGGCCTGACCGGCCGCGCCGCGGACATGCTGATCATTGACGACCCGCACTCGGGCATGAAAACGGCGTCCTCGGAAACATTTCAGACCGTCGCGTGGGACTGGTGGACAGGTACGGCGCAAACACGTCTCGCTCCCGGCGCTCCCGTCGTGTTGATCATGACCCGCTGGCACCAACTCGATTTGGCCGGCCGTCTGCTCGCCGCCGAGGACGGGCACCTGTGGAACGTCATCAACATCCCCGCGATAGCTGACCACAACCCCGAAAAGGACGAAACGGACATCCTTGGCCGCGAACCCGGCGAATGGCTTGAATCCTCACGGCGCCGCACCGTCAAGCAGTGGGAAGCCCGACGCAAGGGCACCCCGCCACGCGAGTGGAACGCCATGTATCAGGGCCGACCGTCGCCCTCTGAGGGCGGCTTGTTCCCCCGTAAAGACTGGCAGTACTACGACCGTCCACTCTGGATCGAAGAGGGCGGCATATGCCGTACTACGGGCGCGTCTGACGAGATTATCCTCTCGTGGGACATGGCGTTCAAAGCCACCCAGAACAGCGACTATGTTGCCGGTCAGGTGTGGCTCAAGCGCGGCCCTGACGCTTACTTGCTCGATCAGAAGCACGCACGGCTGACGTTCACCGAAACCCTACAAGCCTTCGAAGCGATGGTCGCGAAGTGGCCGCAAGCCTCCGCAAAACTCGTGGAAGAAGCGGCCAACGGTGCGGCGATCATGGACTCCCTCAAAGGCAAAGTCCCCGGCCTCATCCCGGTCAAGGCGAGGGAATCCAAGGAAGCCCGCGCCGCCGCAGTGACCCCGTTCATCGAAGCCAAGAACGTGCACCTACCCCGCCCCGCCATCGCCCCATGGGTTGACGGATTGGTCGAAGAGGCTGCCGCGTTCCCAAACGGTGCCCACGACGACAGGGTTGACGCGCTCACCCAAGCCCTCAACCGCTTGTTCCTTCGCGGCGGTCAGGGTTCCGCGTTCCTGAATGCCATGAAGGCCCGTGCTGAGGCCGCCGGCACGACGATCCCGTCCCATGCACGCAACTGGCGGCAACAAGCCGCTGACCTGAAAAACAACCACTAGCCGGAAGGTTACCCCCTTGGGAATTACGGACCTCTTCCGCGATAGTGCCCTCTTTAAACGCGCCACAGGCACCCCGCAAGCCATCAGTGACGCGCTCGTGGTCCAGGGGATGGCGGGCAACACGAACATGGGTCCGGGCTCCCCGATCACGCCTTCCCGCGGGTATAGCCAGCGTCCTCGTGCCACGGATTATCCGGTGGGCGTCAACGTCAACACCCAGTCACGCCGAGCTTGGGGCCGCACGAGTTATGACGTGTTGCGTGAGCTTATGCGTGCGTACGACGTGGCGCAGATGTGCAAAAACCACAAGATCGACGAACTCCGCAGCATGGAGCCGCTGTTCACGCCCATGGATGGTTTCAAGGGCGATGGGGAGGCTGCTGTTGCCGCTGCAAGGGCAGCGTTGGCGTTCCCTGACCGTCAGAACTCGTGGGATGAATGGTTGTCCCTGTGGCTCAATTCGATGCTCACATTCGACTCAGGGCCGCTCTACCGTCGCCGCAACAAGGCGGGCCAGATCATCGGCCTTGAGGTCATCGACGGGTCCACCATCGACCCTTACGTTGACGAGAACGGGCGCCGCCCCAAAGCCCCCGCGCCCGCGTTCCGTCAGGTCATCAAGGGCATGGCCTCGGTTGACCTGACCGCCGAAGACATGATCTACCCGCGCTTCCGCCCGCAGGAAGACTCCCCGTACGGCATGGCCCCCCTCGAAGCGGTCATGATGACGGTCAACACGGACATGCGCTTCCAATGGCACCTCCTCCAAATGTTCACCGAGGGTTCCATCCCTGGCGGGTTCATGGAAGTCCCGCCTGACCTGTCCTCACCGGATCAGATCGCCGAGTGGCAGGACTATTGGGACGCCACGTTCATGGGCGACTCCAGCATTGTGCACAAGCTCATTGCTGTCCCGAACGGCGCGAAGTTCACCGGCACCGCCCCCGCAGCGTTCGACCCGAACTTCCCCAAATACCTTGCCATCAAGGTTGCGGGCGCGTTCGGTGTTGTCCCGCAGGATCTTGGCCTGACTGATGATGTGAACCGGTCCACCGGCGAAACCCAGACCGACACCCAGTTCCGCGTCAACACGCTCCCGTGGGTGCGTTTCGTTGAATCGATCCTCACCCGCTACCTGCAGCACGACTTGGGCCTCCCCGTCCAGATGAAGCTCAACACGGGCCGCGACAAGGAAGACCGTCTCACCGAAGCGCAGGCGTGGAAGGTTTACATCGAATCCGGCATGGCTTCGGCCGATGAGGGGCGCGAACAGATCCTTGGGCTTCCTGTCGACAACGAACGCCCGATGCCTCGCGGCCTTGTTCTGCCGCGTCAAGGGTTCGTCCCCCTGGCTTCGCTGCTTGCCATTTCCGGCAAGGTGGATCCGGAGACGAAAGCCCCCTCCGACGACCAGCCGCTCTCGGAGGTTCCATTCGCGGGGACGCCGGGACTCATGCCCGACAAGCTGCCCGGTAGCCCTGAGTTCCACCGCGCACCGATCAACCCTGACGAACCGCAGTTCCCCGAACTGGAACACGTTCACACGGACACCGGCACGATCGCCCCGCCGAAACCTGTCACCAAGGAAATGACCGCAGGCGTCACAAGCGCCACAGGCATCACCGGGATTGATCAGGTCAAGCACAAGGAGTTCACCAAGTCTGACGTGAAGGTTGCCGGTGCTGCCGTGAAGGCGGCCGACACGGGCCGCGTCCTGATGATCCAGCGCTACCTCGACCCGGAGGATCCCGCTGGCGGTACATGGGAATTCCCAGGCGGTCACCTCGACGCCGGCGAAGACGCACAGACCGCTGCCATCCGTGAATGGGAGGAAGAATCCGGGCTTGACTTCCCGGACGACGCCAACCTCTCCGGCACTTGGTCATCCCCTGACGGCTCCTACGTCGGGCACGTGTTCAAGATCCCCACCGAGGCTTCGATCCCGATCAACACCGGAGACGGTGAAGACGGCGAAACCATGGCATGGTTCGACCCGCAGCACCTCGACGGTTTCCCCGCACTCCGTGAGGAACTGGCCGCGAACCTGCCCGCCGACGAGCTAGCCAAGTCGCAAGCCAAGGAAATGGCCCAGTTCAAAGCCTTTGCTAAGAAGCGGGCAAGGATCGGCACGTGGCGCGACTTTGAGTTCACGACCATGCACAAGTCCGCTGCCGAAGCTTTGAACGCGCAGGCCCGCACCGAGCTTGCCAAGGATGATCACGCCGGGACTGATGCTCGCCCAAAAGCTGGTACGCCTAGCTGGCGCGACACGCCCCCGAACGCCCAACCGCAGCACATGGTTGACCTTGCGTTGACCGATTACTGGGCGCCACGCATCCAGGACTCGTTGACGGATTTGTGGCGGGAAGCTGACCTTCAGTCCGCTATCACGGCGACTGACGGTGTGGGCGATGTGGCGTTGGGCGTCTTCCGTGACGTCGCACGCCGCGTCCTCAGCGGTTCCGTGCAGCCGTCCACGCTCGAGCAAGTCATCACCAATGCTTGGGCCGACGCATACCACGTGGGCATCATGGCCGCGCAAAAGCAGATGGGCGACGTCGTCCCGAACTGGTCCACATGGGAACCGGGCATGACGGACGCCAACAAGATTACGGCGCTCGGATGGAAAGAAGCCCTCGACAACGCGGGCCACACCATCAAGGGCATCACCGACACGACCATGCAACGGCTCGCCAACCGCATAGCCGATGGGGTGAACGCCGGTGACCCGTCCGACGTGATCGGCCGCTCATTGCGCGACCTCCTCGACGACCCCGCACGGGCAGAGAAGATCGCCGTCACTGAAACCGCACGGATGCTCAACCAGGCCTCCCTGTACCAGTACCAGGCACTCGGCCTCAACGAGTGGGTGTGGGTCACCAGCGCGGGGGCCTGCCCGTCCGTGTGCGCACCCAACGAGGGCAAGCACTTCCCCCTAGGCGAATCCCTCATACCCGCTCACCCGTACTGCAGGTGCGCCGCCTCACCACTCATCGAAGGGCACTAACCCATGGAGCAACGATACGTGCTCGGCTTGGCATACCAAGCCGGGCCTGACCCCGTGATTGCCATGGGCGCTGACGGTTCCCGCGACTTCTTCACCCCCGAAGAACTCGAGAAGGCCGCATGGGAGTTCATGAAGACCTCCCGCAGCATCGGACTCTTCCACGAGAACGGCACCGAGGGCGCAGCGGATGTAGTCGAGTCGTACATCTATCGGGGAGAACCGTGGGACTTGGGTGACGGCTTCATCGTCAAGGCCGGCGACTGGCTCATTGGCGCCGTGCTGGATGAAACGGCGTGGGCGCTCTACAAGTCCGGCCAAGTCACCGGCTTCTCGCCGCAAGGAACGGCCAAGCGCCGCAAACCCTCACCCCAGATCGAAAGTGATACCCCATGACCATCCCTGACGACATGTCCGAACTGGTGGACGTGAACATCGATCGCGTAGACCTCGTTGGGAAGGCCGCGAATGGCCGATCTTTCCTCCTGGCCAAATCCGCGCTTGTTGACCCCGAGACCGTCCGCGAACTCATCAAGGAAGCGGACGCCGAGCTGTCCGCGCCTGACCTTGCGGCGTTCGAAGACCTCGCGTCCGTCCTCAAAGCAGGCCGCGCACTCTCTTCTGCGAACGAATCCGCCCTGCGCAACGCGGCAGAAGCAATCCAAAAAGTTCTCGCATCACTCCCGGCCCCGGAAAAGGCCCCCGTAGAAAAGGAAACCCCCGTGGCCGAAGAAACCACAGACACCCCCGTCGAAAAAACCGAAGAGGTAGCCGCAGAGGCACCCGAGGCGGTCGTTGAGAAGGCCGACAACATGATGGCCGTCTACGACGCCACCGGACGCCTCGTCGGAGCCATCAAGCCCTCCGCGCTCACCGTCATCGACGCAGCACCCGCAGCAGATGCCGAGGAAGTGGCCGAATCCCCCGAAGAGGAAGCCGCCGAAGAACCCTTCGAAGAAGCCGCAGCCGAGGATGAAGTGCAGCCGGAAGACGGCGCACCCACCGAAACCGCCACCGACGACGAAAAAGTCATCCCCGGCACCGAAACCGTCCAGTCCCCCGTCGAAAAGGGAACCGAACAACCCGTCACACAGGCACCTGATGTTGCCGCACTGCTCAAAGAGTACTTCGCGCCGCTGGCAGAGAAGGTCGCAGCTTATGACGACCTTGCCAGCAAGTACGAGGTACTGAAGGAGCGCGTCGACACAATCGGGCGTGAACCTGACGACCGGAACAGCCCCAAACTCAACGGGGCCACCGGAATATCCGGCGTTGCCAAGCGCACTGCCGAACCAGACGAACTCGCCACCCTGGCTAAGTCCGTCGAAATCGCCAAGTAATCCGGCGACCCCACACGGATCGCGAACGCGCAGCAGGACTACGCCTTCGCCGCCGTCCGGGAACGCTTCACCGGCTCCTTCTAACCCACGCCCCGCGCCACCCCACAGCCCGCATGAATGAACGCGGGCACTTCGGCGCACCCATTTTCCGAAAGGTTCCCCCGTGAACATGGACGACAAGTCCCTCGAAACACTCAACCTGATCAAGGCGCAGACCACCGGCGTCACGTCCTCCACCGGACTGACCGGCATCGACCTCTCCGGCGTCGTTTCCCTGATCCCCGTCAACACCCCGTTCTACGACTCCATCCCGCGCCAGCGCTCCACCACGGGCGCGAAGTATGCGCAGTGGAAGGTCCTGACGGACATCACCAACCTGCAGGCCGACCCCGGCACCGCGTTCGACTACGCCGCACCGCTGGCGCTCCTGAACGAAATGGACGCCTCCGCACCGTACGGCAAGGTTGGCTATGGCTACACGGTTACCCGTGACGCCGAGAACTTCGCCAAGGGTTACGTTGACGCACGCGCACGCGGCGTGTTCAACTCGCTCTCCCAGTACCGTATCGGCATCGAGCGGAAGCTCCTTGGCGGTCAGGTCTTCAACCTGCCGACGCCTTCCACCCCGACCACGGCCACGGCCACCACGGGCGGCACCGTCGCGGCGAACACTTACCTGATCAAGGTAGCCGCACGCACGGGTTCCAACTTCTACTGGGGCGGCTCCACTGACGCCTCCGCAGCCGGTTCGCAGGTCACCACGGGCGCCACGTCCACCCTGACCGCCTCCTGGCCGGCGATCCCCGGTGCAGTGGCCTACGACGTTTACGTCAACGGCTTCTACAACACCACCACGACGGTCAACAAGATCGTCTGGACGTCCACCCCTGCCGCTTCCAACCAGCCCGTCCCCAGCATTCCGGGCCTGAATGGCACAGCACCTACCGCCGTTCCGGCTGTCAACACCTCCGGTAAGGCGACCGACTTCAACGGTCTGCTCGCAACCCTCGCCGGTGACTACGCAACCGGTGGCGCTACGGGCCTCGTGACCCGCGGCTCCGGTGTCAGCTCCGGCGCGGCATTCCAGTCCCTCGACGGCAACCCGTTCACCGTGAACGGCCAGTCCATCGCGGAACTGGACACCATGTTCACCACCGTCTTCAACAAGATCCAGGCTTCCCCGAGCCGCATCCTCCTCGCGTCGCAGGAAGCTACCAGCCTCTCCAAGCTGCTCCTGTCCCAGGCCGGTGGTGGCACCACGTTCCTTACCCCGACGGGTGGCGGACGCAACAACATCGAGGCTGGCGGTTACATCGGTTCGTACGTGAACAAGGCTGCCGGTGGCGTCCCCGTGCCGCTCGTTGTAATGCCGCACCTCGCGCCGGGAACCCTGTTTGGCGTTACCGACTCCGGCGCCGCTTTCGCTGGCGCCGACATCAGCAACGTCTTCGAAATGCGTCAGCTCGACGACGTGCAGGACTACCAGTACGCGACCAACCGCAACAGCGGTGTCGCCGGTGGCGGCCCCCGCGACGACGGTGAAGTCTTCTCCACCTCGGCCCTGATCAACCGGGCTCCGGTGGGCGCAGCGGTTTTGAGCAACATCGCCGCCAGCTAGTCGCTCCAAATGGTGCCCCCAGTGACCCCGTAAGGGTTGCCGGGGGTACCACCCCCAACACTTTCCTAGGAGCCCCGTTTGGCTGTCGTCTACACGCAGAATATGCCGTTGAGCACGGTTGTCCCGGCGCCGAACGTGACTACCTACGCTTCCCGCTCGATTTACGTTAACCCCGCAGAGTTCAAGGCCGCGCCTACGGGTGTGGACGTGTCTCAACTGATCCCCGGCGATAACAATCAAGCCCACCAGCTGAACGCCCTTGTGATGCAGTTGCAGCGTGCGTCCGCTGTGGCGGACAAGATTTGCAACAAAGTCTTGGGCGCGACGATGGACACGCAGGCCGGCTATTACCGGGTGCAGAACGATCCGGGCCTTGGGCCTGTGATCCGGGTGCCCCTGAATTTCACCCCGATCATCGCTGTTGCCGGCGTGAGCGTGGGTACGACCCCGTCGACGATGGCCGCAGTGACCGATTTGACGAATTTGTGGATCGGCAGCAAAGCGGTGACGGTCCCCATTGGTGGGACCGGCCCGTCGCCTTCCCCGTTCCAGTCACGGTCTTCGGGGAAACGGTATACGACGGTGACGTACCTGAACGGGTGGGCGAACACCACCCTGCAGGCCAACGCCGCAGCGAACGCCACGTCGATCACGGTTACGGCCGCGTTGGGGATCATGCCGGGGCAGCAGTTGAACCTGATGAACACGAACAACTCCGAAATCGTGACCGTCGACCCCTCCTACATCCCCTCCAATGCCGCGGTGAACGTCCTCGTACCGTTGACCGCCCCGATCGTGGGCACGTACACGGCTGGGGACACGGTCACGAACATGCCGCAGGAAATCAAGCAGGCCGTGATCCTCATCGCGAAGTCGCTGATCAAGACCCGCGGTTCCGAGTCCATCGTCATCGCGTCCACGACTTCCCAGCCCGAGCACATCCAGGGCATCGAGTCCGGGGTGACGTCGGACATGGAAATGGCCGAATACCTGCTCTCCGCTTACGTGCGCGCCGCTTAGGCCCCAATGACCGGGTGCCCCCTCATGTGGGGATACGTGGCGGGGCACCCTCCAAACTTTAGGACCACCCTATGGGACGTGCCACAGTCCGCGCAGCTCTTCAAGCGTTCCTCGCTCCCACGGGCGGCATCACCGTCTTGTATAAGGATGCGCCGTGGGAGATGACGGGCGACAACTGGCAGACCGCCAACATCCCCGGCACCCCGGCGTTCCTGCACCTTGACCATTCGACCGAATCAAGGATCGCGATGGGTGGTGAGCATGGCGGTTGGAAAGAGGTTGACTACACGGTCTCACTGGTCCTGCTTTACCAGTATGTGATCCCGTCCGATCTTGCCGGGGCGAATAAGGACGTGTGGACGGACAACCTCGACACACTCCTCGACAACGTCGTGAACCGCATCCGTTCGAACCGTGCCGCGAACACTGACGGTTCCATCGTGTTCGAAGCGGGCAACCAAGACGCGGGCATTCAGATCAGCCAGGATCTTCCGCATTGGGATCAGGGCGGCGGGAAGGTCCGCAACTGGGTGCGTGTGGAGTTCAAGGTCACCGAGATGGTTCCGGCCTGATGGTTACCGTCCGCTCCCGGATGGCGAGGCGCGGACGGACCGGGCGTAAAGCGACGGGCATCAAGATAGCGCGGCGTCGCGTGCAAGTCCACCACCACCATCCGCGCCGTTACGCAGGCACCCACCCCACCCGCAACACGGCCCCGAAGCGCCGCAAAGCGGGCGTGTCCCGCATCAACAAAACCGGGCGGCATCACCGGTTCCTTGGCCGCAAGAAACACGTCGGCCCCCGCGCCAAACGAGGCACCGCGATCCACCGCGCCTTGAAGGGCCGTCACGGTCACCGCAAATTCTTGGGCCGCAAAAAGTCGGCTCACAAACGCCACATGAAACCCGGACTCCACCGCAAGTTCAAAGGCCGCAAATACCACGGCCGCCATGTGAAACCGGGCCAGCACCGCCACTTCAAGGGCCGCAAACCGTCCGCCCACAAGCGCCGCATCAGCAAACCCAAACCCAAGGCCGCCCCCATTTCGAGCGCGTCTTACCTGTCCATGTTCTAGGAGAACCCACCCAATGCCTGAATACCACTTCACCGGAACCTCACCACGGGTGTTGACCGGACTCTCACAGGGCGTGAACGCTCTTCTGCTTCCCGCTGATCGGCCCGCACCACCGTATGGCTCCACGGTTGAGGCCGAACCGGGGGACTCGCTCGAAACCGACGAGCCGTATGACCACCCGGAACTCGAGCTTGCCGAAGCCTCCGAGGCTCCCGCTGTCGACCCTGAGCCTGTCGTGCCGATCGCTCTCGTCGCCGCCGAAACCCCCGCCGATCAGGCACCCGCTGACATGACCGCTGAGGGCGCACCCGCCCCGGCCGAACCCACCAACTAAGGAACCCCCGAATGACTATCACCCCCCGTCCGGGCTCCCAGCAGTGGCTCGGCCTCAAGAAAGAAACCACGTACGGCGTCGCCATGCCCACCCCGGACATGTGGATCCCCGTCGACACCCCGAAGTGGGAAGCGAAGGTCACCCCGCTCGTTGATCAGGCGTTGCGCGGCAACATGGGCACCGATTACGGCCAGACCCAGGGCATGCGCCACGACGAACTTACCTACAAGACGATGATCTACGCGGACACTGTTTTCCCGCACCTGCTCGCCATCCTTGGCGGCACGGACACGATCACCGCACTCACGGCCTCCACACTCTCACTGGGCACCACGTCGACCTCGGGCGGTACTCTCGCGGCTGGTACTTATTACTGGAAGGTCACCGCGACCGCTTCCGGTGGTGAAGGCATCGGATCCAATGAAGTCACGGCGACGACCACGGGCACGACTTCCAGCCAGATCCTCAACTGGACGACCGTCACGGGCGCGTCCGGGTACAAGATCTACCGTGGCACCGCAGCCGGGGCTGAGAACGTCCTAGTCGCCACCGTAGCCTCCGTGAACACGTACACGGACACCGGTACTGCCGGGACCGCTGGTGCGCCCCCCATCGCCGCCTCGTACGTTCACGCCGTGTCCTTGAACAACCAGTCCGACGCCACCCACACGGGACAGCCCAACTCCTACACCGGGTTCCTGTACCAGCTCGACGGCAAGGTTGTGCAGATTCCGGGCATGATGCTCGGCGACCTGAAGTTCACGTTCAAAGCCGACACCCTCCCGACCATCGACGCGTCATGGATGGGTTTGCCGGGCGTCTTCATCAACGCCCCCACCAACACCCCGTCCACTGTTCCGCCGATGCCGCCGTTCACCGCAGCGATCACCGTTGCGGGGGTCCTCGCAACCCAGTACAGCGACTGCTCCTTCGACATCAAGCGCAACAACAGTGCGGTCCCGGTCCTGAACGGCTCCCAGTCGCCGCTTGCGATCTTCGCCGGCCCGCTGTCCGTCACCGGCTCCCTGAATGCCATCTATCAGGGCACCTCGGACGCTGACCTGACGAACCTGCTCACCAACACGCAGCCGGTCCTGTCCGTGTCCGTGAACCAGCAGAACGTTGTGGGTCAGCCGCTCACGTTGCAGGCGTCCAAGATCACGTACGACTCCGCAGCACCCGCGGGTTCGAACAACTCGTTCGCCACGATTGCCTCGAACTTCAAGGCGCTCATGAACTCCACCGACGCATTGGACGGGCAGCGTTCCCCGCTGCAGGCCAAGATCGTCAACGCCCAGTCCACCGCGTACTAAACCCCACAGGTTGTAAACGGCGGGCGTCCTAGTGGCGCCCGCCACCCCCTTATCCCCACAGGAGTATCCCCATGTCACGCACCATCCAGATTCCCGGTGGCACCGCCGAACTGTTCGACCGCGACGAACTCACCCCCGCCAGCCGCATCCCCATCACAGCCTTCCGCTACCGCTACCGCGACCTGTTCGAAGCGGTCGAAGCGGCCAGCAGCATCGAATCCCCCGAGGGCGACGTAGAAGCCAACCCGCACCTTCCCGGCGCACCGAAGCGCCTGACCCAGGAAGAAGCCGAAACCCTCCAGCACTACCAGTACATCGTCGTGTTCGGCTGGCTCAAGTCATGGACCATCAAGCACCCCTTCCCGAAGTCATGGGAAGACCTGCTCAACACGCCACTGCACGTCATGGACGTACTGTCCGCCCTCGTTACGATCCACTCCAATCAGGATCCGACCGAAGACATGGAAATCAGCAAGGAAAACCTCGAAGACAAAGCGTCTTTTACTGGGAGCTCCGACGACTCAAAGACGTCCTCCAAGGCGACCGTCAAGCGTCGGAGCTCGGCCCGGAAACCCTCGAACTCCTAAGGTTCCGCGCTTGGCATCGACTCTTCGGCGGCACGTGGGCGGATTACGTGAGCACGCCGATCCGCGTCATTGAGGCCATGTTCCGCATTGAGGACGCCTACGCTCCCCAGCCCCCAGCCCCGCTCCAAGAGCACGAACCGTATATCGGATAGGAGTGCCCCGTGGCAGGTTTGGAGTTCATCTGGCACGGGCTTGAAGACCTGGAGCAGGCTGTTGTCCGGGCGGGTGTCCAGGCGGATGCTGCCGCTGCCGCGAATGTGAAGGTCGCCGCGGCCACCCTGATCCGTGACGCGCAAGCGAACTTCCAAGGCTCCCACAAAAAGGGTCAACCTCACGTCGGCGGGAACAAACCCAACGTGGTCACTGGCAACTTGCGCCGCTCGATCATGGCGGACTCCATGAAGCACTACGGCATGGGCATCTACTCCACCCAAGTCGGCCCAACCATGAAGTACGGGCGCCGCGTCGAACTCGGCCTCGCACCCACCGGAGCGTACCCGTACTTCGGCCCAGCCGCCGCTGTCTTACGCCGCGAAATGGCTGCCATTGCTACCGCCAACTGGGCGCGTTTCATCAAATTCTAAGCCCCGGAGGCTCCCATGTCGTTCCTGCCCCCTGTTGTCATGGAAATGCGGGCCAACGCCTCCCAGTTCCTCACGGAGCAGGGCAAAGTCATCGCTTCGGCGAAGGCGACGGCCACGGAGACGGAGAAAGCGGCACAGAAGGAAGCCGCAGCCGCTAGGACTTCCGCTGCTGAGGCTACCCGTGCCGCTGAGCAGAAGACCGCCGCAGCTGAAACCTCCGCGAAAGCCGCTGTTGTCGCCACGGACCGCCGTATTGCCGCCGAGGCGAAGGCGACCGAGGCGCAGGCGAAGGCCGCGCAGATGCAGGCGGCACTGTCGGAGAAGTCCACCGCCGAACAGCAAGCCGCCTATGACAAGCAGGTAGCCGCCGCAGAGCGTGCCGCCAACGCTGTCTCACTCGCCGCAGCCAAGGAATCTGAAGCCCAAGGCAAGGCAGCAGCCGCAGCGACCGCCTCCGCCGAAGCGCAGACCAAAGCCGCGGACCTCCAGGTTGTTGCCGCTGAGAAAACCGCAGCCGCGCAGGAAGTCGCCGCGACCCGCACCAAAGTAGCCATGAACTCCGTGGTGGGTGTGGCGAACAAAATCAGTGCCGTGTCCATCCTCGCCGCTGGTGCCGTGGCTATCGGTTCGCTCGAGATGGCTTCGAAGTTTGAGAAGTCGACCATGCTGCTCGTCACCGCTGGCGGCGAGCAAATGTCGGCCCTCGCCGGCGTCCGTCAGGGCATCCTCGACATCTCCACCCAGACAGGCACCTCCGCTGAGCAAATGTCTGAGGGCATGTACATCATGGAGAAGGCCGGGTTCCGTGGAGCGGCCGGACTGGCAGCGTTGAAGGCGTCCGCTGAGGGTGCCAAGGACGAGAACGTTGACCTGCAGATCATGGCGCAGGCCACCACTGACGTCCTGCTCGACTACGGCTACAAAATGGACACCGCCGCTCATGCGACGGATTCCAGCGTCCGTGTGACCAACATGCTCGTTGCCGCCTCGGGTGCAGCGAAGACCACGATGCAGGACTTCGCCGGTTCCATGTCTGCCATTGTGCCGATTGCTTCTACCGCGAAGATCAGCTTCGCCGAAGTCGGCGGCGCGATCGCTACCATGACGCAGCACGGCCAGACCGCGCAACAGTCATCGCAGAACCTCGCCAACCTTGTCATGTCCCTGATTCGGCCCAACAACCTGGCCAGTGCCGCCATGTCCCAGCTTGGCATCGACACCACGGACCTCGCGCAGCACCTTGGCGACCGTGGCCTCTCCGGCTCGCTCAAGATCGTGGACGACGCGATCAAGGCGCACACCAAAGACGGCATGGTCTTTACGGGCACCATGAAGGATAACGCCAACGCCGCGAAGGCGATGGACACCATCATGGGGCAAATGTCCCCGACGATGGCCCAGGTCTCGCAGGGCCTCAAGGACGGCACTGTCAGCCAGAAGGAGTACACCAAGGAGGTCAAGGGTCTCGGTGGCGAAGCGGGCGCACTGGGCAACCAGTTCCTGACCCTCTATAAAGCCAACTCGGGCGTCACTGACTCCCTCAAGGCCGGTAAGCCGGCCTACGAGACGTATAACGCCGCGCTCCGGGACACTCTCGGCAACGTTACAGCCATGCGTGCCGCTCAAATGCTTTTGATGAACAACGGGCGCGAGTTCGAAGCGAACATCAAGGCCATCGGCGACGCGGGCAAGAAGACTGGCTCTGACATCAGTACGTGGGCTGACATGCAGTCAACCCTGTCCGTCAAAATGAACCAGACCGAGGCCATGGTCCAGAACCTTGGCATTGAGCTGGGCACGAAGCTTGTTCCTGCCGCGAAGGATGCGGTGGGCGGGTTCACGGACCTTGTGCACGGATTCGAACAGGGCAACCCCGTGCTGTTAGGCATTGCCGGGGTCATTGGCGGGGCGTTGACTATCTCTGCCGTGAATTTCGGGATCCAGATGGGCAAAACCGTCGTAAAGACGGTTAGCGGTTTGGTCGACATGGGCGCGACGGCCATTGCGCAGTCGACCCTGTTCGTGAGCGGCATGACAGCCGACGAAATCGCGGTGGGCTCATTCTCCACCAAAGCCGAACTCGCCGGAGCCAAGGTCAAGGGCATGGGCGGCATGATGCTCGGTGCGGCCACGGGTTTCGTGGCGGTCGCAGCAGCCGCAACGGTCATGTCCGCGAACACGAACCACGCCACCGTGGACGTCGAGAAAATGACGAAAGCCCTCACCGACTTCTCCGACGCCGGGAATGCGGCGGGCAAGTCTGAACTGAACACGATGTTCTCCACCTGGGACACCATGTTTGGTGCGTCAACGTCGAACATCAAGGGTTTGGACGACGCGCTTCAGCACGTCATCCACCCGAGTGGTTTGGAGCAGGCCTATGCCGTGACGGATGGGTTCGCGTCTTCCATTGGACTCGCCAAGACGGCCCTCGGTCAGGCGCAAGACAAGGTGAAGGGCATGGGTGACGAACTCGGGAAACTTGCCGAGTCGAACCTGCCCAAGGCTCAGTCGGCGTTCCAGCAGTTGGCTCTCCACACGGACGGCTCCAAGGAATCATTGCAGAAGCTCCTCGACTCGATGCCCGGCTACAAGGATGCGCTGCAAAGTCAGGTTGACGCGACCGGCAAGCAAGTCTCTCAACAGGAATTGCTCGAGTATGCGTACGGGAAGATCCCGAAGGCCATGCAGGACGCGGTGGGTTCAACGGCGGGCTTCACGGACGCTATCGGCCGCGTCCACCCGATCACCCCGGAACTGCAGAAGTCCTTGGATGATGCTGGCGTTTCCGCTGATGGTCTGGCAACAGACTTGGGCAAGGTTTTGGACGGGATGTTGCAGACGGGCATGAAGACCGAAACGGCCCGTGCCGCGACGGGAAACTTCAACAAAACCATCGAGGACGCGAAAAATGCGATCCCCGACCTTGTTAAGCAGCACGTAGACCTGTCCAACGCGCTCAATGACACCAGCACCGACTTCAACCTCGCGGACGAAGGTGGCCGGCAACTGAACGACAGGTTCACGTCTGTCAAGGACAAGGGTATTGAGGTTGCCAAGTCCATGGTCGGTCAGGGCAAAGACTCCGTTGTTGGGGCTTTGCAGGACACGTACGACAACATGATCAACGCCGCTAACGCGGAAGGCATCCATGGTCAGGCGGCGGTCGACTTGACCCGCAACCTTCTGGGTATCCCGAAGAACGTTGACGTGAAGACGTGGATGGACTCGCAAGCCCGCGACGAAGCTAACAAGCTCCAGAACTCACTGGACAAGCTGCCAACGTACAAGAACGTGGCCGTTAATGTGCAGTACACGGAGTCGGGTACGGCTGTCCGTCAGCACGCGGAAGACGCTGGCGGGGGGCGTACCACGCAGGCTTACGCTTCGGGCGGTCTGGTTGCTTTCGCTGGCGGTGGCATGGTGGGCGGGTATCCGGGCGGTGGGTTGCTTAGCGGCCCCGGTTCGGGCACGTCGGATTCGATGCTTGCCCGCGTGTCGAACGGCGAATTCATTGTCCGTCAGGCAGCGGTGCAGAAGTACGGTGTCGGGTTCCTGTCCCAGATCAACAGGGGCGCCCTCGCCCCGGCCCCTGGCTATGCGGGCGCTACGGGTTCGGCGTCGCCCACGGGCATGTCGCACCAATCGTCCGGGTCCCCGCAGGTCACTATCAACGCGCAAACGAATGCTACGGCGGGTCAGATCGCTAACGAACTGGCATGGGTTTTGCGTACTTCCTAACCAATCAGAGAGGGGTCCTCAGTGGCCTTCACTTTCCCTGCGATGGTCGCTGAGGATCCCGCCACTAACGCGGTGGTCAAGAATGTGTCATTCCAGGTGTACGCGGTCACGGACACGTCCTTCTCGACGCCTTTGCCGATCACGGACACGTTCAACAACCCACTCGCGGGCGGGATCCTGAACTCGGGCACGAAAGGTGTGTTCCCGCAGTTCCAGCAAGCCACCAACTCAACCGTTGTTATCGCGGACGCCACCAAAGTGTACGCGTGGACCATCAACTGCGTCCAACAAGACAGCGCCATATCAAGCTTCATCAACACACCGGGAAGCGCCACCGCAACGGCACTTTCTGCCACTTATGCCCCCGCTTCCGGGAGCGCAAATTACGCTGCCAAAGCCACGACCGTGAGTGCGGGGACTGGCCTGACTGGCGGCGGCGACTTGTCCGCGAACCGGACACTGACCGTCGCGTATGGGACCGCAGCGGGCACCGCAGCGCAGGGTAATGACTCGCGCATCACGGGCGCAGCGCAGGCAGCCAACAACCTCTCTGACCTCGCCAACTCAGCAACGGCCCGAACGAACTTGGGTCTTGGAGACTCGGCCACACACCCTGCGTCCGACTTCGCCCAGATCGCAGCAGACAACGTTTTCACAACCCGGCAAGACCTTCAGGGCGGCTTGGTGCTCGGTTCGCCATCGGTTAGCACCATGCCCCCCGGCGCCATCCGTGCACTCGTCCCCCAGTCCTACACGGACAACCCTGGGGACAATATTGCCTTCAACTTCCAATCCATCATCTACGGGGACTGGACCCCGGATACCGGTATTGACCCAGGCTTCGTTTGGGGAACAAACTTCTACACCATCACCGGGACTTCGTCCGGGTCAGCAAACGGCGTGGCATATATGTACAGCGCCCTGATCGAATCAGATGTTCGTGCGCCCGCTGGGTCGCACCTGGGCATTGTGATCGGCTTGCAAGCTGAGGCGGCATTCGCGGATGCAGCATCGGGCGCATTGGTTGATGACATGCGATCGCTTCTCGTCGCCGCTCCCGTCCGCAAAGATGGGGCGACGGCGGGCACTGCGACTAAGGCTTATGGCATGTATGTGCAGAAGGTCACTACCGCGGCTGTGGGTGCCACTGAGGCCTATTCCATTTACGTACAAGGTGGCCTGACTCGCCTCACTGGACGCACGGAAATCAACTCCGAAGCAGCGGGCGACGTCGGACTCATCATCAAGCAATACCCCAGCGCTTCTACTGACGCTTTCCGAGTCACGGATACCTTCGGCAACGTCAATGTGCACATGGATCAGTTCGGGCAGATCGCCAGCTCCAATAACCACCTTGCCTACGAAGGGCAGGCTGGGCAGACGATCATAGGCCGTATCGGCCCCTCGTCCGGCAGCTCCAAGGAATCCGGAATCAGCATGGGAACGTTGGGCGATGCCAAGCTGTATCGTTCCGCGACTGCCACGATTGCTGTTGGTTCGGGCACGAAACTTGATGGTGTTCCGGGAGTAGCTCTCGCTACCACTTCCTACAACCCTGGCTCGCTCGCGACTCTGACGACCACGTCAACAACCTTCGCGGATATTGACACCACCAACGCTGCGGTGACGTTCACGGTCCCACTGTCCGGGAAGGTGACGGTTCGGGCTTCCGCTTTGATCCGCAACCAGACGGCGGGGCAGGCCGTAAAGATGAACGTCCGTAACGGCGGCTCGGACGTTAGTGGCACCGGATCATCAATGACTCAGGAGAGCGTGGCCGGACGCCGCCTCTACATCACAGATGTCACAGGACTAACCCCTGGAGCATCAGTAACCCTCACCCTCGGGTGGCGTGTAGTCGGCGGCACCGGGGAAATAACAGCAGGCGGCGCCACGGATGTCGGGCCGCTCCGGATCGACGTAGCAGCAGCATAGGAGAACCGCATGGACGGCATTGTTTACATCCTCAACCAGACCGGAATGGCACTCGCCCAGGCGCAGGCCGAGATAGCGCGACTAAACGCCGAGCTTGCCCAGTTGAAAAGCGATAAAGCCAGCTAGACCCTTTGGAGGATCTTCCGATTGCCGACGCCCGTATCATCAACAACTGGCGCGTCGGCAGTCGTCCGTTCGGCAGAAAGCGCGAAGCCAATGGCGACTACGAGAAGCACGGTGGTTGACGCCCATAGCAGCACGTCGAAGATCAGGAACATTCCTACGCCACCGAGCAGAACCCAACGCTCGGAGCTTGAGCCGAGCTTGAAAGCCTTCAGGAGCAGAACGAGGAACGTCACGCCGCCGAGGACTCCGGAGGTGACCATGAGCGCGATGAACTGGTTGTCAACCGTATTGAAGCCGTCATTCTGGAGTAGGCCAAGATCGAAGGCGGCCGGGACGCCGGAATAACCTCGACCAAGCATGACTTCCTTGGTCCCCTGGAAGTTCCATAGGTTCCCGAAGGCCTCCAGCGCCCCTTGGCGGTGGTAGATCGATCCGGAGGCCATAATCTTTTCGAAGGCCTGAGACTCGAAAAATCCACTGATGACTACTATGACAAGGCCGATAGCCGCGGCGAGAGTGCCGAATATTGCCCGGCCCAGCGTGATCTTCTTTCCCACCGCGAAGAGTACGAAGAAAGCCAGCACAAGTGCTCCACTTCGGCTTCCCGTGAGCACTACCCCGCCAGCTAGTACGGTGAACGTCGCTAGACGAAACGCCTTGGGCAGCCAGGTCGAGTCCCTCAGGAGAATGACAAATGCGACGATGAGTAGGAACGTCAATGGCAGTGCGTGCCCCATCGTTCCCGAGGCTCGCGCCCACGGCGGGCCGAGTATCTCGTTGCCGGAGATGCTTGTGATTTGAGCCCATGGGAGCTTGAAACCTGCGAGGACTTGAAGAGTGCCGATCGCGGTTTCAAAAACGGCGAGTACAACGACCCACCTGAACACTGGTTTGGCGTTGGCTCGGGTCGCAAGGAGCGCGGCGGCTATCGTCAGCGCAGAGTAGACAAGCCACTTCACCGCACTGTCGCCCGTAAGGTCGCCAAGCCCAAGGATCAACAGCCACGCCGGAAGAAGCCACAGAGCCTTGCTTGTCGGCCTTCGGATGTCACTGCGAACATACCCGATGCCCATCATCACGGCGGCGCCAATCGACAATCCTTGCCGGAACGTCCCCGAGAACTCGGACGCCGGTATCAGGACCGTGAGAGTGATGGCAGCAGCCAAGGCGAAAGACCCAACCTTGTGGCGCGGGATCCCCATAAAGATTGCCAAGGCCACCGCTGCCCCGAGCAGTTGTGCGGCTTCTATTGGTTTCAAGATCACAGCGACTGTCACAACTACGGCAGCCAGCGCACTGCCGACGACCCAAGGTAAATTCCGCATGCCCCCACCTAACGGCTAGAAAGTCTCACCTAAGAATAGAGCACCCCGCAAGGGGCTACATAAGACCGGACTTGCCAGTTAACTAAATATCGCTTCACCCGTAAGGCTCCCATCATCCGGTGGGGGCCTTTTTCGTACCCATTTTAGGAGGCCGCTTTGCCCGCTGTCGTGTTTGTGGCCGCTACCTTGTCTAACTACCAGATCTATATTTCGTCTGCGGGTGCGATCCTCGGCAACGGTACGGACATCAACTTCATGGGCACGACGGGGTTGCGTGATTTGCCTCCGATCCGTCAGGGGAACGTGAACCGTGGGCAGCGTGACGGTGCTTTGCCGGGGTTGAACCTGATTGGTGAGCGCACGGTCGGCATCAATTACCAGATCACCCGCACGACGGGCGGTACTGAGGCGGCGTTGGCTTTGGCTACGGCGGCGCATCAGAACGTCATCGACCCGTCAACAGTGTGCATGACCTCGGGCGACTACCTACGCCAACAGGCCGGTGTGGGCGTATCCAAGCCTGTCTATGGGGCGATGGTGCAGCTCCCGTCCCGCCCCGCACCACTCATCTTCTTCGGGCGCCCGGTCCGATTCACCGCCCCTATCGATACGGACTTCCAGTACGGGCGCATCAACATCTCAACTGAGTGGTCATGCCCGGACGGATTGCTCTACGACAACACGATCCTGACCGGCTCGTGCGGCCTCCCGAACCCCACGTCCGGCGCGACTGCCCCGTTCACGTTCAACCTGACCTTCGGGGCGTCCTCGGGCGGCACCTTCCAACTCAACAACACCGGCGCATACACCACGTTCCCCTACTTCACCATCACCGGGCCAGTCACCAACCCAGTCATCCAAAACCAGGCAACCGGCCAACAAATCAAACTCAACATCACCTTGGCTGCGTCCGATGTCCTCGGCGTCGACTGCCAGTCCGGAACCGTCACCCTCAACGGCACCGCGAACCGCAACAACACCGTCGACATCTCCACAACATTCTTCGGACTCGGCCCCGGCAACAACACCATCGGCTACGGATCCTCCGACTCCACGGCGGTCGCGTCGCAGCTCACCGGTTACGCCCTCCCCGCCTACTCCGTCGCTTAGAAAGGCTGCCACGTGGCCCCCCCCACCATCACAGCCTGGGACCTGAACACCAACACCCTGTTGACGAACCTTCGCGCCATCCAGCCCAGCTACTCGGTGCGTATGAACGACGCAGGCGAATTCTCGATGAAGATCGACCTGACCGACGCCATGGCCGCGCAACAAGCCGCCATCATCCTCGCGTTGGGTGACGATACCCCGTTCAAGATCATCATCGCCGACTCCCCGTTCAGCATCCGCTACTCCGGCATCGCATGGAACACGCACATGTCGTCCAACGACCCGACGCTCACCATCGCGGGCAAGGGCCTGACGTCCTACTTCACGCAGGTCATCGCCACCAAGTCCTACAACACGACAGTCAACCCCGCGCAACTGCTCTACAACGTCGTGGCCGACACCCAGAACCAGCCAGCCGCCAACATGCGCATCACCCCACGTCTCGCGCTCAACTCCCCGCCACCCAGCATCACGCCAAGCTACACGGTCAACCAGCGCGTCACCGCAGCCCAAATCATCGCCGACTGCACCGCAGCCATCACCCCCGGTACGGGCGGCGTCGACTACTACATGACCGACGTGTTCATCAACGGCCAACCAGCCCACACGCTCAACATCGCGGCCCCACGCTGCGGCAGAGACCAGACCGTCTCACAAGCGTCCATCGACCTCTCCCAAGCCATCAGTTGGGACTGGACCAGGAACGCAGCAGCAGCAGGCAACCAGGCCATCGTCGTCGGCTCGGGCTCAGGCGGGGTGCAACCCACGTCCATCAAAGACGCGAAGTTCCCCCGCGGCGGCCTCGGGCAGCCACCCCTCCTGCAAATGGTGTACCAGTTCAACCGGCTCAGCACACAGCCCGAACTCGACGCCCAAGCCAACGGGCTACTCCAAATGTTCGGCCGGCCAGTCACCGTCCCCGTCATCACCATGCCCATCGACTACGCCCCCCTACCCCTCGGCTCATTCATGATCGGTGACGACGTACGCGTCTACTCACCACGCAGCCCATGGTTCCCCCAGGGGCTCTCCCAGTGGTGGCGCATCGTCGCCTACACCGTCACCTACCCCGACGAAGGCGTACCCACCTACCAACTCACCCTCAACCGCCCACCAGTCTTCTAGGAGTATCCCCGCATGGTGAACGCAATACTGGGCATGGGCCAGGATCTGCCCGAACGACTGCGACAAATCGAGAACCGGCTCAGGGACCTCTCAACACAACCCATCCTGCTCCACGCCTCCACCGGGCAAGACGGCGGACAAGGGCTCAGCACCGACAAGAACGGGCTGCACCTCTTTGACCCAACAGGCACGGAAAGCGTGACCCTATCCACCATCGACGGGTCAGCTAACTTCAACGGCAACGTGAACATCAACGGCAACTTGGCAGTGCCCAACGGGTCGATCACGAACGCCGCACTGCAAGCGCCCGTGTCACCACTGTCAGCACACGCCGAAGCATCAGCCTTCGCACTCAATACGGGCGCCAACGTGGAACTCGCACGAATCACCGTCACCGTACCCGCAGGATTTACCAAAGCCGCCATCTCGGCAACGGCAATCATGAACGCCAGGAACACCACCGGGGCGCTCGACTCGGCCTACTTGACGTGCACCATCAATGGAGTAGGCAACGGCTGGTCAGCACAGGTGGACGCGGCATCAGGGAATGTCGCGCACCTCACGAAGTGCATCACCGGCATCCTGAATCCCGTGGGGTCAACGTTCTATATCACCGCAGCGGCATCCTCGGGATTGGCAACATGGACGGTCGATAGCGCCAAGGCATTGAACCTTGACGCTATGGTCCTCTTCTACCGCTAAGGCTTCGTCGGCGCGTTCGGGTAGAACACCGAGCCGTCAGGCAGGGTAACCGGGCCAGTCGCCTTACCGGCGTTCTTGATGTCACCCGGAGCCGGAGTTGCGAGAACCTCACCCTTGCTGACCGGGGCCGGAGCGGGTGCCACGGGCGCGGGAACCACGGGAGCAGGTTCAGCCACGACCGGCGCTGGCTCAACCACAACGGGAGCCGGTGCAGGCTCAACAGCCGCGGGGGTTGTCGCTACGGGTTCGGGTGTTGCTGTGGTCACTACTGGCTCCGGTGTCGGGGTTGCCGCTGCCGTTGTCGGCGCGGAAGTGGTCACGGAAACGACCGACGCGGGGGCGGGCGCGTTGTCAGCGTTCGCGATGGCGATACCACCGAACAGGACCCCGATGCCAAGCATCGTACCCGCGACCCCCAAGACCACTGATTTCGTTTCCATGCCCCAAGGGTAACCCGCCCGCCCACAAATTAAAACCTTTTCGTCCAACGAATTTACGAAGCCTCCTAGTTGGGGCTTTTTTCGTGCCCAACATAGGAGCCCTCCGTGAGCCTCTCGGTAACGCCTTTCGCCCTGCAGAACGGGTCGCACAGCGCCGACCTGTTCCGGCAGGCAGTCTCATCCCTCGTGCCCCCCGGAGGCGGCCTCGTCACCGCTGGTGACCTCGCAGTCACCCAAACCGGCTCACCCTCCATGAACATCCTCGTAGGCGTCGGCCGCGCATGGGTCCCCGGAACCAACGTGGGCAACGTCACCGGTGGCAACTTCTCCAAACAGGCCATGTACTTCGCGTTGAACGACGCGGCAGCAACCGTCACCGTGGGCACATCCGACCCCACCAACCCGCGCATCGACGTCGTCTACCTCGCCATCCAAGACTCCCAATACGCGGGCACCAACAACACCGCAGTTTTGGGTATCGCACAAGGCGTCCCCACATCCGGCGCAACCTACCCCGCCAACGCCACAGCCATCCCCGCCAACGCAATCGCCCTCGCCTGGATCAACGTCACCGCAGGCACCGCGTCCATCACCACCGCGAACATCACCGCACTCGCCACCCGCGGACTGCCCAGCAACACCATCCCCGCATACCGGGCCAACTCCGTCATGGTCGGCAGCTCCACGAACCTCAACACCAACCTGCAAAACAACGCCATCCAGCCATACACCCAAGCCGGGACCGTCGTAGCCACCACCGACGCAGCAGGCAACGTAGCAATCGCCTACCCCACGGCATTCCCCAACGGCGTCATCTCCGCAACCGTCTGCAACGGCGACTCCAACACCGGAAACCTGCTCATGGCTATAGCCGGCGCGTTCACCCAAAACCTCACCACCCTCTACGTCAACGCCAAGGTTGCCAACACCGGAGCGGTCGTCGGATCGTCCACCGTCCGCATCAACTGGACAGCGACGGGGTGGTAACGCCATGGCCGACATCGTAGACGACCCGACACCCCGCATAGCCGAGGCGGTTCCCGTCGTCCTTGCCCGCATCGAAGGCAAGTTCGACCGCCTTCAAGACCGCGTCATGGACCTCACCCCCCGCATGGAGAAGGTTGAGGACCGCGCCAAGGCACTCGAGGACATCACCCTGACCCTCACGAAGAACGCCGAAGCGGAAGAGGCCAAAAAGATCGCCCTCGCGTTGGCGCTCAAAGAAGCCGACGAAACCCGCCGCAACCAGTCCGAACGCTCATGGACGCCCATTCAGCGCTTCATGGCCGTCCTCGGAAGCCTCGGCGTCGTGGTCGCACTCGTCATCCAGTTCTACTCCACCATCCACCACTAGGAGACGGCATGAGACCAGTAGCCGACACGTTCGGCGTCACTCAAGCGTTCGGATCCTACGCAACGGGCGGCGTCACTCCGGACCCCAACGGAACCGAAGTTCAGCAGCTCGTCGCAGCGTACGGGAACTACCAGCCGTACGGGCACGCTGGCCAAGACATCGGAACCCCGATCGGCACCCCCGTCCACGCCATCGCCGCAGGTACCGTCCTCTGGGCCGACTGGGGTACCAACCTTCCCGGCGACGAATCAGACGCAGGCTACCGGCAACGCTGGTACCTGTACAAAACCTTCCCCGGCATCGTCATCGTCATCCAACACGACGGGTGGAAAGGCGTGTACGCGCACCTCTCCGAAACACCCCTCAACCCCGGCGACCAAGTGACCGAGGGGCAACAGATCGCCCTCTCCGGCAACACCCGCTCACCCGGCGTCACCCTCGGCGCGCACCTCCACGTCGAAGCACTCATCGACGACACCTACACCACCGGAAACGGCCTTATCTACGGCCGCACCGACCCCACCCCCTACTACGGGACCGGGTCCATCAACTTCCAATCCACCACACCCGCGGAGGAACCCGTGACACCGGAACAAATGAACGAACTCAAGGTCTTTGTACAGGCTTGCGTGAACGACTCCATCAACAAAATGTGGGCCACCGAGGGCGTCACGCAGCAACTCATCAAAGACACCGTAGCCACCCTCTCCGGGCACCTGACCATCAACCCGAACCAGGCTGAGGACATCGTGCAGGCCGTCGTCAACCGCGCCCCGAACGCGTTCCTCAACGCCAAACTGCCCCTCACTGGCGGCGCAACAGCATCCGTCGCATGGCTCCTGGACTCCATCAACGCCAAGCCAGCCGCAACCGGGACCGTCACCAACGTGGCAGCCGACCCGCAAGCCATCGCCGACGCCATCGTGAACGGCGTCAACATCCAAATCGTCAAGAAGTAAGGAATATCCCCATGGCTAACACTCCCATCTCACCCAAGGTCACCGCAGGCGCGAACGCGGCCGCATACGCCACGCTGCTCCTGACCCTGCTTGACAGCCTCGCCCCGGACTCCCTCGCGTTCCTCGGCAAGCTGCAGCCCATCGCTTACGGTGTCGTCATTGGCGGCTCCTACGCGCTCCGGGCATTCCTCAAGGCCGACCCGCTCCGGGACGCAGGGGCCGCAGCACAGGCCGCACTGCCCGCACCAGGCGGCGTAGAGGTTCCCGACGTGGCCCCCATCGCCCCCGCCGCCCAGTTCCCCGCAGCCAAGGTAGAAGCCGCACAAGCCTCCGCCCTCGCCGCAGTCGAACCCGCACCCGTCGCACCAGTGTTTGAGGCACCCGCAGCAGTAGTCGAAACACCAGTCGCACCGTAGTTCAGCACCCCGAATTCCCCGTCATTCCTCGTGAATGGCGGGGAATTCCTGCGTTAAGTGGTGGTTCAAGTGTTGGAAAGTGGTGCTCAAGATAGTAATATTGCGGCGCACAAAAAGGCCCCGGACGATCAGATCCGAGGCCTCGCAATCACTAATTGGGAGTGACCGCATGACAAACTTTACCACGCGATTCTGGGCGCAAGTGGACAAGACCGACACGTGCTGGAACTGGACCGGATGCCTAATCAAGGGCGGATACGGCAAGATCACCTATAACGGCAAGCAGACCGTCGTCCACCGCGTCTCCTATGAGATGTCAGGAGATGTCATTCCCACGGGTATGGACATTGACCACATCTGCCGCAATAGAGTCTGCGTGCGTCCGGATCACCTCCGCCTTGCCACCCGCAAGGAAAACAACGAGAACCACGGTGGCGCCTACAAGAACAGCCAATCAGGCATCCGTGGCGTGACGAAGCAAAAGAACCGCTGGCGCGCCCAAGTCCGACACAACGGCAAGCTCATCAATGCCGGATCGTACGTGAACATCGAGGACGCGGAAGCTGCTGTGATCGCCAAGCGGCTTGAGCTATTCACGCACAACGTGGCGGATCGGGCCGCCTAGCCCTCAAGCGCCTTCTGGGCGACTTGGGCTGCAGTGAATGCTGCATCCGGGAGCATGTGACTGTACCGGTCCATCGTCGTGGTCACACTCTCGTGTCCAAGCCGTCTCGAGAGTGCGAATATCTCCATGCCCGCAGCGATCATCCAGGAAGCATGCGTGTGACGTGTGTCGTGTATGCGCGGCCTCTCAGCTTTCGGTATCCCTGCGGCGATGAGCGCGGGCGACCATGCTTTGTTGAATGTGGACCCCGAACGCATCGCACCGCCCTGCTTCATCGTGAACACGTACCCGTCGCCGGCTGATTCGATCTTCGCCCGGATTACTTCAACAGTGGAGGGTGCGAGGGAGACGGTGCGCTTGCTGCGTTTGGTCTTGGGTGGGCCGACGTAGAAGCCTCCGTCCCCTCCGTCCTTCCATGCCTTGGAGACTTTCACTGTGGGTGTTGGGGTGTTGAGGTTGAAGTCGGCGGCTTTGAGCGCGGTCGCTTCTCCGAATCTGAGTCCGGTCCCGACCAGGAGTTGGAAGAACGGCACGAAGTGGGTGTCCATGTGGGAGATGATGTTTGCCCATTCTTCGCGGGTGATGAACCTGATGGGATCCTCGGTTGCTGTGCTCTTGGGCAGCTTCACACCCTTGCAGGGATTGTCCGGTCTAATACCTTTGCGCACGGCAGTCGTCATGGTCGCCGACAGTAAGCCGTGGTGGTTGGCGATGGTCTTCGCCGATAAGTCCTTGGACTGCATGTACTTGATCCACCGAATGATGTCCTCGTAGTCGAGGGCTGCTACCTTGCGCGTGCCAATCGAATCGCTGAAGTGATTCTCGATAGCTTTCGTGTAGCGCTTGATCATGTAGGGTCCGACGTCGGTTAGTTCGGAGATGTGAGTGTGCATCATTTCCGCGACGGTGGGTCCGGTGACGTTCGACTCCTTGTGGACCTTCTCGGCACGCTTGAGGGATTCGCCGTTGGCCGCGATGAGACGCTTCCACATCTCGGCTTCTGCCTTGTCGTCATGGGTCCAGCGTTCCTGGCTTCCGGTGTCCCGGTCACGCCATTGGAGCTGGTATGAGAAGCTTCCGTCTTTGCGTGGACCGCGTGTTTGTATGGACACCATGAGGCACATTCTACCGGTGAAACCCGATTCTCTGGTAACACTTTCAGAGCCTCTGATGGTTACACCGGTGTAATGCGCCTCTGACCTGCGGTTTTGTCGTGGAGATGGGGGGAATTGAACGCCCCCAAGTTCCTTATAAACAAAGGGATCTGTTATCAGCGCCCGCGTCTTTAGTGACCGTTGCGCGTTGTATCACTACACGCAACACCCTTCCCTGTTATCTCTGCTAACGCACATCAGACCCCATCTTCGACACCAAAAACGCCGCCATGGTCGCCAGCATGTTCTTCTCTCCCGGCCCCAGAATCCCCGCGCCGGGGAGTATGAGGTCGGTGGTGTTTTCCGGCCCCACGTCGAGCCCTACCTGCCTCCCAGCGGCTAGCAGCACTTCCGTCTCAGAGACGCCCAACCCCGCGGCGAACGCTTTGATGATGTCAGTGGATGGTATGTCTTTGCGGGGTTTGAGTTCGGGGTTCGCCCATTGCCGCCATGTGGACTCCGACGACACGTGACCTTTCTCTTTCGCGGCACGTATCAGCGGACGCACAGCACCACGCTCATTGATCAGGTCCGCGAGCGTCGGCCCGTTCATGAGCACACCTCATGCCACGAGTTCGAATCCATCAAGTATCCTTTCGTCCACCACGCGGGGCAGGTTCAGTAGCGCCGGCGAACTACCGGCTGATAACGCTGTACTCGACTTGATGCCGATGCATTGCAACGCGCACACGTCGAAGATGATTTGTTCCAGCCTAGTCATGGCCAGGAAGCGGGACATGTAAACACCCGGCTCGACGTCTAACGTTTCGCACGCCAAATACCCTGACCCGTGATAGGTAATGGCCCACATGAGTTGCGGGAAGCTGATGAGCCGTCTCGCCGCTTCGTGGTCGACTTCCACTTCCCTTGCCGTATGGATACTCAGGTTGTCGGTTGGTTTGTCGCCGCGTTCCCAGTGGATGAGTTCGTGGACGAGTGTGCACCGCCGCTCCGTTGGGGAGAGCCGCTGATTTATGTAGACAGTTTCCGTGGCGTGGTCGTAGTAGCCGCACAGGCCTTCACCCAAATCCGAAACAACAACTTCAAGACCCATCGCAATACCCCAGTCAGAACGTGGCGACCCAGTGCCGCGCACGCATACTAAGGGGTCAGTACGACAGGTTTTTCCAGACCTTGGGGTTACTTGTCAGTATCGGAAGAAGTTGGGGGAATCTTGGGGGAATCCTGCGGTATTTCCCGCTTAATCTTCGCAACGCGACGCCCTGTGTCCTCAAACCTTTGCTGGGCCGGGGTGCGCCACTTGTAGCCCCCGATGGGGGTTACGCTGCCCGTCTTCTCCTGTGCCTGTTCGGTCGATCCATCAGTCTTCTTGTATACAAATTCTTCGTCATCTTCCTTGCTCCTGACCATTGAACGGATGATTTTGGCGAGGGCTTCCTTCTCGTCTTCCGACAGCTTCTCGGTGCCCTTCGGTGGGGTGAACGGTGTTGCTGCCACCCCGGAATGGATTTCATACAACTGCTCGACCGGTACCCGGAGTGCGACCGCGATCTTGACCATGTTCTCGGCGCTTGTCGTGGTGCCCTTCATGATGACCCGGTTGACGATGGTGTGGTCCGCGAAGCCGGCTGTTTTTGCTAGTTGCCGTATGGATGCGATCCCGGCCCGTTCCATCAGTGTCTTCCAGGTGTCCGGTGTTGCTGTCATGGCTTCAATCTCCCTCTTGGTTGTTCGGTGTGTCAACACAACATTCTACGGTCGCGTCTACAAATCCCATCCTTGTGATTCGGGTGATTCCAAGCCCCCGTAGGTAAATCCACCGACTTTACTAAAGAAAACGTAGACAAGCCCGTTTACAAGCCTGTAGTGTGTTCCATATCAACACACCACAACCCGGTACGGTCTCAACGGTTGAGTGTTACGTGTAGTAGGTAGAACACACCACAACTAGGAGACGCCATGCGTGCAACCACCGAAAGGCTCGAAATCAAACTCACAAATGCCGAGATGTTCGCCCAGCTCATGAAGGCAAACGAGTACACCGTCCGCACCCTCGCGGAAGCCGTGAAGCACGAACTCATCAAGAAACACTCGAAAGCCACCATCAGCAGCGCAACCATCGGCCACCTCCGCTCCGGCAAGCGCAACACCGTCAACACAGACGTAGCCCACGCCATCGCCAAACTCTTCAAACTCCCCCACGACGCACTCTTCACACCAAAACTCATCACCGTCACCCGCGACGTACCACCAACAAGGAAGTAGAACCATGACCAGACCCGCTGTCCTTGAAGACCCGAACGAACCCGACTGGACGTCCCAGGCATTGGCTGCGATCGAACAAGCAGCACTCGCCGGCGAACCCTTCGACGCATTCGCATTGACCCAGCGCGGGCTCCCATTGCCGCCAGCCCCGTCCATGTGGGGGCCGCTGTTCCGCGAAGCAGCCCGCGCCAAGATCATCGTGAAGGCCGGAATCCACGAGAGTCAGCGCCCGTCACGTGCCCGCGGACTATGCCGGGTATGGCTTGGGGCCAGCGCGTGACCTATCCCGCAGCCGTCTGTCATGCCGTGCGCGAACTGATCGCCACGGACCCGACCGCCCATGAACTCCGAACCGCAGTCATGTCGATGATCCCGAAGGAACACCATGTCACCCACCACCAGTAACGGACGCCACGCCAGAGCATGGTCGTTCGACCTCGCCATTGAGGACGCCAAGCAGAAGGGCGCTCCCGGCACCGGCCAGCACCGCGCCAACCTGATCCACACCTTCCGCAAACACCTCGTCAAAAGGTTCGGCAAGTGACCGAAACCCCCCGCACCTACAAAGTCGAAGAACTCGCCAAGATCCTGCAACTCCGGCCCGCAACCGTCCGCGCCAACGCCCGCAACGGAACCTGGCCATACCTCAAATTCGGGGAACGCACCATGCGATTCACCGACACCCACCTCAACACCATCCTCGACAAATCCGAAGCAACACCAGTAGAACGGCCAGCCGGCCGCAGACGAAGGAGAACAACATGAACCTCCCCCCAGTTGATGCCGGGACGGGTAAGCGTGCGAAGAAGTGGCGGAAGAAGGAACTTGAGGCCCAAGCATTCGCCTACACGGTAGCGGGCGGCTTCCCCATCCCGACCGGACGCCACCGCATCGACCCATACGAACAGTTCAGCTACCGAGTCGTCAGGAGCACCAAATGAGCATCGCGAAACTCACCGAAACCCAAGCCCGCGCAACGATCCTCTCCCAGTGCCGCCAGTTCGTTGAAGACACCCCCGCCAAGGAGCCGCAGCACGAGGAAGAGTACCGGTTCGAGAACCTGGCCAAGTTCCTGTCCTTCACAACCGGTGCCGACATCTACGAGAAAGCCACCTCATGGCTGGACGAGGTCATCACCACCATCCAGGAACAACAGTCCCTCGACGCCGGCACCCACCAAGACATCGAACTCAACGAGTCCCGCACCGTCGACAACCGCGACATGATCCGCGACCGCCTCGACCAGTTACTCGCCGACCAGCTCTACTCACTCCTCCAGTCCGCAGCATTCCGCCCCGCAAAGAAGAAGGTAGCAGCATGAAGAAGATCCAGCGCTTGTCGATCACGTTCGAGATTTTCACCAAGGCATCAGAGCCATTGGAACTCGACATTAGCGAGAAGGAAGCCCTGATTGAAGGTCTGGAGCAGGCCGTGAAATCGCACGTCAATCTGCGCTATTTCCCCGATGGAAACCGCCACCTCGAAGACCGCCACGAACTGATCGGCGTGCACATTGCTGAGGCCTCAGCATGACCCGCGATCTGTTCCCCTCGAATGACCTCCTCTCGTACGCCCCCGTTTTCAACGGCCACGCACTCCTCGCGTCCATGACCATCGCCGCAGACGACCGGGCAGCAGCAGCACGCTACCTCGATAAGAACGCGCCAGACCTCAAGGCCATGCTGTTGGGCGGTGCGGCATGAACGAGCGGGGTGAGTTGAGGGCTAACCTGCTTGACGATCACGGGTACTGCGTGAATTGCGGGGAAGATGCCGAAGACTGCGAATGCGCATTCGATGAGTTCATTGACGCGATACTTGCCGCTGGCTACCGCAAGCCCCGCACCATAACCACCGTTGAGGAACTAGACGACCTCGGACGTAATGCGGCTGTCCTCGCTGCCAATGGCGCAGTCCTGGTCAATGACGGGGAAAACGACGTCCCGTGGGCATCCTTTGCCGAGGACGCTCTTGGTGGACCTGTCTGGATTGACCCGGTAGACGTCAAAC